CATTCGTAATGTGTAAGTCGCGGGTTCGAGTCCCGCTTTCGGCTCAATTCATAACAGGCTGAAAAATAAGGAGTTTACCCTATTGATTTTCTCACAAAAACTCCGGCAACCTTCAAAAAAAAGGAAAATTCTTCCACTTTTGGAAGAAAAAGAGTACCTGAAAAATTACCTTTAATTTGAAGAGCAGCTATGGCAACAATCAATCCTGTAATTATCCCCGAAAGACAACTTATCAATGGAACGCATAAATTGAGAATTGCGGTCCGTCACAAGTCGCGTACAAGTTACATCGTAACATCAATAATTCTGGCAGATCCAAGCCAGCTAAAGAATGGGAAGATCGTCAAGCACCCGGATGCATCAGCACTCAATAAAAAGTTGCGTGCAATGATGGATCTGTACGAAGAACGGCTGGATAACATTCGCAACACCGGCATCTATACCTGCGAGCAATTAAGAGACATCATCAAGGCCGGACCTTCTGACACGGAAGTCACATTTCGCGGAATATCTAACGAGTATGTGAGTTATCTTCTGGATAACAACAGATCATCGTACGCAAAACTGATGGAGAGATCATCCCGTTACTTTTGTGAGTATTGTAATGGAGATATAGATATGCAGGATATAACACCGGTCCTGATAAAATCCTTTGCTGATAAACTAAAGAAAGCCGGGAAAACCCAGACGTATATCAATACTATACTAAGCCACATTAAGGTCATTGTGAACAAAGCCGTATCGGATCAGATGGTAACTTATTCTATTCATCCGTTCGCGACAACAAAAATATCACCGGCACCGGTCCGCGATGTATCGTTAAGTATCGAATCTTTCCGTAAGATCATGTACAGCAATCCGGACAGAAAGAGGTTAAGAATGGCAAGAGATCTGTTTATGCTTTCCTTCTCTCTGGGCGGCATGAATCTGATAGATCTTATGAACGTAGACTTCCGGAAGGAAGATGTCAGCTATGTAAGAACCAAGTCAGCAGGAAGGACACAGCAGGAGAACCGGATATCCTTCACCATGCCGGATAATATCAAGAAGTATTATCAGGAATGGATCAAGAGTGATGGAAAGCTTGATTTCGGGTATAATTACACCTATCATAACTTTTCCCAGTATGTATCTTATTGTTTGTCGCTTCTTGCGGAAGAACTGGGAATAGAAGAGAAAGTAATATTCTATTCAGCGCGGAAATGTTTTGCGCAATTCGCCTGTGACCTGGGTATGCCGGACGGAGTTATCAATTATTGTCTGGGGCATAGCGATCGGGCCAAAGGCATTATAAGATATTATACCAAGATCAGGAGCCAGCAAGCCAGTATATGTGTTGCAAGAGTGTGTGATTATGTCAATGATCCTGACAAATACAAGCCTTATCTGGAGTTGAGGAATGAAGCTTTAATGATGCGGATATAAATAATAAAAGCCTGTGAGTTCAACGCTGCACAGGCTTTTATTTTAATTCTTATCTTTTGCGCTTTCCTTTAGTTTGTCTATCTGATCTTGCTTCAGTTGGTTTAGCTGGACAATACTTTCCTGTATGAAGTTGATGGTTGCGCCAGAAGTCTGTTGTTGCTCTTGAGACGATTCGTTGAACTTACATATCAAGTCGAAGATGATCTTTAATGTGCCATTCAGCTTATTCAGATCTGTTTCGACCTGACACAAGGCAATAGCCTGCATTATTGCTGCATCAGCAAGAGTGTTTAATTTGGAGAAGTTGTTTTGCAGGAGTTCCAGTTTTGCGCGGGCAAAGTCAATCTCTACCTTTTCGGCAATCATAGTAGCTGTACTACTTTCTTCGATATCCTTCTTATACCTGTAATACCATTGCTTGATGGTGGCTGAATTAATGCCGGTCTGCCGATGCGTAAGAACATAGTTCATCCCGTTGTCTATCAACAGGCGAACAACCTTGATGCGATCTTCATCAGTATATGTCAACTTTAATGACTGTTCCTTTTCCTTCACTTTACAAGGTCTGTTTCTCTTCTTTTTTTCTTCTTTTTCTGCCATAGTTGTAACTATTCTTGTAACCAGTTACAAAAAATGCACCAATTAATAACTATTAACATTTAAGTGCAATTGTAACTATTTGTAGTTCAAATATATAAAGAGTTACATAAAGTTACAACTTTTGTAACTAATGTCGAAAAACAATTACCCAACACTGCAACCTATATAACTGATTATTAGCTTTCTTTGCTTTAACAATACAAACCAAAATAATACGTATTATGATAGGAGCAATATTAGGAGCCGTGGGCGGTTTAGCTTCCGGAATATTCGGGGGAATTAAGTCGGCCAAAGCTGCACGCGAGCAGCAGCGGCTTATCAATGAACAGGAATCTAAGAACAATGCCTGGTATAATCGTAACTATTACCAGAACTACATGGAATCAGCCGAAGCACAGGCCGCAATGAAGAGAGTTGAGAATACTCTGAAAAAGCAGAATCAGGAAGCACGTGCAACTGCCGCTGTTATGGGATCAACTCCAGAAGCCGCCGTAGCACAACAACAGGCGAACAATGAGATACTGGATAACACTGCAACCGGTTTGGCAGCACAGGCTACACAGCGTAAGACGCAAGTTGATGCAGCAAACCAGCAGAACCAAAATGCAATTCTCAATGCAAGACTTGGGCAAAGCCAGATGAATGAACAGGGAGGTGCGCAACTTATGTCGAATGGACTTGGCCTTATCGGTAGTGCCTTCTCAATGTACGACAAGAAGAAAGGGGGTAGATAATGGGCTTATTCGACTATATTAAGAAGAAACCTGATCCCGTAGACACTTCAAGGCTTCCGAGATTGGGAAATTACGGAGAATCTCCCGGATCGTCTCTGAATTTTCAATTCTCACGCGTTCAAAATCAGAATTCCGGGCAAAAATATCCTTCTGGAGTGGGTTTTAAGCCCGAAAATCAGGTTGAACAGAGAAATCCTGTCGAAGAGATCAATAACGCAGCCAACGAGATAAACCGGCAAAAGAGTGTTGCTGATCGTGTGAAGGATGGTGAAGATGTCTTTAAGGCCCTTCTTGATCAGAAGTACCAATCTGGCGAGGAAAGCATAAAGAGACAACGTGCCGCAGAGTTCTGGGGAAACCTAGCGAACCTTTTTGGACAGACAGTTTCCTCTGCCGCTGGTGCCAGAATGTTTCAGCCTATCAAGAGTAATGTTCCGGCATATAATCAAGCCCTTGACAGACTTCGTGACGGATATAATGATACTCTTCTCAACTATTCACTGGCCAATGCGAAGGCAGACAGAGAAGCAAGGCTCCAGCAGGAGACTATACGTCTGAAAGCCGACAAGGATCGTATGCTAGCAGAACTTAACGCATCTATCAAGGCCGGACTTATGGATAAACAGACTGCCGCGGACCTGACTAAGCAGGCACAGAAAGCCAATGACGCTAAAGCCTTGCAGAAGGTTAAGGACAAAGCTGCATCAGCCCGTGCTGCCATGGACAATAAGGCCGCAATGGAAAGAGAAAAGTATCGTCAGGGAGAAATCACAAAGAGAAACGGTACTTCCGGAACTAAGGGCAAGAAAGGAAAGGTTACATATCCTGTTGTCCGGTTTGGGAAGAATGGCGTACAAAGAGATCTCAACAAGCCGGAAGATGTTGCTAAGATGTACAATGAAGGCGTAGAAATTGGATATTTCCCCGAAATCGTGAACATGGATACATCTAACCCGACAACTATTGATGATATGAGAGAAGTCATAATGACATCTATCGACAACAAGAGAGATATAATAGGGAAGTACGAAAAGGAGCGGAAAACTATTGATGGTTTTGGTTCTTCTTCAAAAACAAACACAAAGAAAAAAATAGAAGGTTTCTGATATGGAAGATAATAAGACAAGAGTATTGTATGATAGACTAGCCCAAGATGGTTATGATATTGGCGACTTCGATTCGTTCAGCAAGAATGTGCAGGACGAAGCTAAACGGAAATCATTGTATGAGACAATTACCAATGATGGATATGATGTTGGCGACTTCGATTCGTTTTCGAGCAAACTGGTAGCCAAATCACAGGAAGAACCGGTAACCAATGTGACAACCCAGAATGTTCATCCGGAACAGCCGCAAGTACAGCCAGTTCAAGATATGCCTTCTTATGATCCCAAGACACAAGGGTACATTCTTGACAATGTTCCTGATATGTTCAGGAGCAAGGGGAATAATCTTGCCACAAGGCCTTTGCCCCAGCAAGATCTGTTTGAAAACAATCCTTCGGATCTAGTCCGTAAAATCGGTATTGACCAGCAGCAGAGAGTTGAACAGGCCCAGAAGTCAGCCAATGATCCCTATATGAAGGAACAGAATCTTGAACTGTTCAAAAGGCAGAATCAGGAGCAGATCAACAGCGTTAATGAACTGATCAATGCGGCAAGGCAGGAACGTGCTAAGGAAAGACAACAGCGCGTGAGATCTGTTGGTGATGGCGGTATATTCTCAACCATATCACAGGCGTATCTTGCCGGGGAGAAGAATGATACCGACAAACAGTTGGAATATGCGTCTACCCTGATGGAACAGGCACAGAATATTACTGATGAAGCGAAGAAGAAAGGAAACACCAACTTCTTTGCCGGGTTTGCGCGTGGTTTCAAGGACGCACCACTGGACGGATGGGCAATGGGATTGCAGGATCTCAAGAATTATTCTGCCGCAAAGAAAGTCATGGACAAAGTAGACAAAGGAGAAGAACTTACTCCTTCGGAAGATGCACTTATGCAGGCTCTTGTCACCAATGCTGCAACACAGATGTATTATTCCGGTGATCTTGGAAGAGGTTATAAGGCTGGCGGTGTAACAGCAGAATCACTTCCGTTCATGCTTGACATGATTGCCGGTATGGGTGCAGTTCAGGCTTTGACCAAACCAGCGTCTAAAGCCATTGTTAAGTATGCGGCTGATAAGGCTGCACAAATGGGCCTTGGCCGGGCTACAACTGGGCTGGCTAAAGGTGCCGCCAGAACTGTTGCCGGTCTGGGAGACGTTGCAGCACACACCGCCACTTTCGGAAATGCAAGAGTGGCCGCAGATTATCAGCGTAGAGGTCTGGGAGACGTGCAGGTTAAGCCTAACGCAGACGGTACGGTATCTTATGATGGTCGGGAGAATGTACAGACTGGAGCGGAAGCACTCGGTAAATCCATAATATCAACAGCCGCAGAAACCGGAAGCGAACTTCTGGGCGAATACTTTGCGCCTATGTTGGGGTATATCGGTCGTGTTACTGGTGCGAACAAAGTTGGAAAGATCATACCTGCATCAGTAGGTAAGGCGTTCAAGGACGTTGTCAATAGTCAAGGCTTCCGTGAAATGCAGGAGATTGCCAGACGTGCCAAGATATCTGATCCATTGGGAGAATATGCCGAAGAAGTTGCCAATAACCTTGTATCTACCGCAATAGGAGATATGACACCTGAACAGCTTGTCGATCTTGATCAGAATATTGATACGTTCCTCGGTGTTGCTCCCATGTCTGCATTGTTTGGTGCAGCCGGAACAGGTGGATATCTTCGTGATAAATACAAGAACTACCGCAACATGCGTAATTTTGAAACCCAGATGCAGGATGCAATGGGCGAAGATTGGTCTGGTGTAAGAGAAGCCCTTCAGGACGCTGATATTGAAACGGCCCGCAACATGGTCAAAGATGTTCTGTCCAGCCCTATGTCTCCGGATATGAAGAAGAATGCTATCAAGTATATATCTTCAGTCCTTCAGGAACAAACATTACAGGAAGCAGACAAACAGATGATGCCGGAAGAAATTGCTTTTGAAAAAAAGAATATTATCAACAATCTGAATGAGACGCGTTCTAAGATCAGCTTGAACGATGAAGAACTCAACTCTATCATCAATTCAGAAGAAGGATATCAGGCTATCATATCTCAATTTGATCCGGAAACGGCCAACAACATAATGAAATACAAACAAGCCTATGATGATTTTGTTAATTATAATTATTGGGTGCAAGATCAGGCTGATAATGCAAGGAGACAAGCGGAAGCACAAGTCGAAAGCCTTACCAATGCAACCACCGGCACGATCATGCGGGTAAATTCTGGGCTAAGCACTAACCCTGTTAATGTTCTCCGCGGAAACCTTGTGTTTGATAACGAAGGTAAAGTTGATGAAAATCAATCTGATAAGACCATATACTACATGTCGGAAGATGGACGTGTGAAAATGGCTCCTGTATCTATGTTCAGTTCTCTTGTAGATAATACACCGGCAGAAGAAATGATCCAGCGTGCCGGTAATGATGCGCAAGAAGAAGTTTTGCAAGCCGAAGAAGCGCAGATTAATTCTATTCCGGCCCAAGAACAACAGCCCATAGGACCAGAAACCAGATTTACAATGGGTGGAAACAATTATGAAGTCAACAGGGTAACTCCAGACGGATATGAAGTGTACCTTCTTGATGAAAATGGAACGCCAGCCCAGTCACAGCTGATGTCCGAAGAGGAAATAAGAAATGCCATCAACGGCCAACATCCAGCTAATGCAGAAGAAACACAGCCTTCTGTAATTGAACAGCCTGTACAGGAAGAAACTTCCGAACAACCAGTTCAGGAAAATCAGACTGCCATGTCTCGCATTCCTCTTAACGAAAGAGGTGAACAAGACTTTGAAGCCGCACCGGTTGCAGATACTTCTGCCGCATTGCTGGAAATCAGTGATAATGTTGATGATGCGAAGGACACCGCAACGCAGATGATTGATCATTACAACAATGAACTGAAAAAAGCAGAGAAGGCAAAGTCAACCGGAAACACCATTCAGGAGATTGTCAAGATGAAACAGGAAAAGAAAGCTAATATAAAAGCTATCAATGACAAGATATCCTATTGGAATCAGGTTGCAGCGGATCTTGAAGCAAAAAGGCCTACTGGACTTATTGCTCAGGCAGAAGAAAAGGCTAAAGAAAACCAGCAACGTCTTGCATCCATGACAGCCGAAGAACAGCAAGCTGCACAGCAGGAAGTTCAGAAGAAGATTGATGCAGGAGCCTTTGAACGCAAGGAACCGCGGAAAAAAATTCGTTATGTCAAAGAAGATGCAGATCTAGGACCTTCCATAACTCCACAGGAACATGTTTTGCGAGAAATAGCAACAGGCCGCGTTTCGTTCTCTCTGTCTGACACAGAAGGAGCGCAGGGCCTTTCTTCACATCTGGGCTATTCCAACTCACCGGAAGAAAGGAAAAAGCTTGTATGGGCATTATCTTCCGATGGTTTAACACCAGAAGCCGCAGCAGAACAGATCCATGCTGATATGCCGGAGAACTTGCAGGGAATGGTTACTGATCAGGACGTGTTCAACATGATCATTAATGCCTTCCAAGAATATGGAAGTCCTTCTAAGATGTGGGACGCCGCAAAAAATATGCATGGAACCGATATCGAAGAAAACATTCCGGGATATGAAGAAGATCAGGAACGCCAGCTTATTGAATGGGAAGCTTCTGAAAACAGAATGTCGGTACCTGAATGGATTGCATATTCAGACTATATCGAAGAAGAACTTAATAACTTGTATTCATCCGTAACAGATGAAGAATTAAATACTATCTTTGAGCAAATCATTAACGACTATGAACGAAGAGCAGAAACAGAAAGTGCAGGAAGCACTGACGGACAAACAGACAGTGAACAAGGCAATACAGTTCAGCCTGAACGCGAAAGTGATAACGAAGGAAGAACTGGAGAAGTCGAAGAACAACCGGAGCCAGCAATTAAAACTGATGGCGAAAGCGGTAGCGTGGTACCTGAACCAGAAGGAATAAGAAAAAAAATTGATCTAATGAGCGAGCAAGGATCAAAAAAAGATTTGCAAATTGTTCGTGATGCAGTTGGAAAAACATTCCAATCAAAAAATGGTGATTATATGACCATTGAAAATTATAGAACAAATTGGGATGAAAGGAAAAAACTTCATGGAGTAACTTATAATATAGATGGAGAAATACAGAAAAAAAATGTTTTTATATCGGAACTTGCTAACGCATTAACTAGCGGTAATTGGAAAGAAGTACAAAACCAAAATAAAACCGTAAAGAAGGGTGATATAGTATCATTCAATGGAAGCGGAATTTACAAAGTGTTGTTTACTGAGACAAAAGACGGTGAAAAGTATGCTACAATAGAAAATTTGGAAAACAAGAAAATGCCTTCAATATCTACTGAAATAGGCAACATTTCACCGGCAATAGGAGATATCGAAGCAGCACGCGCACAAGTAGAACAGAATCCTACTGAAGCACAGAAGGAAGCCGGTAACTACAAGAAAGGCCATGTTAAGATTGACGGGTACGATGTAACTATCGAAAACCCGAAGGGATCTGTACGTTCTGGAAAAGACGCAGATGGTAATGAATGGTCTGTTACCATGAACAACGACTATGGATATATCCGCGGTACCGAGGGCGTAGATGGTGATCACATTGATGTATTCCTTTCTGATAACCCGGAAACTGGTGATGTGTTTGTTATTGATCAGGTAAACCCTGATGGAACATTTGACGAACACAAGGTTATGTATGGGTTTAAATCAGCCCTTGCGGCCAAACGCGCATACATGGCTAATTACTCAAAAGGCTGGACCGGACTAGGAAACATAACACGTGTTTCCAAAGAAGAGTTTAAGAAGTGGGTTAATTCATCCCACAGAAAGACCAAACCTTTTGCTGAGTATAAGAGTGTAGTGCCTGTTTCCGAAAAGGAAACAACCACTAACGCAGAAGATACACCTGCAAAAAGTAACAACATTGTTTCCGATGAACGGTATCAGGAACTTAAAAATAGACTTAAACAGAAGTTGGGCCAGCTAAATGCCGGTATTGATCCTGAAATTATTGCTATTGGCGCAGAAATGGCTGTGTACCACATAGAACGCGGTGCAGTCAAGTTTGCAGACTATTGCAAAGCAATGGTAGATGATCTTGGAGACGTTATCAGGCCTTATTTGAAGTCATTTTATAGTTCCGCAAGATATATGCCGCAATCAATAGAAAACGGCTTGTCGGAAAGAATGAGCCCCGACAGCGAAGTCAGTCAGTTTGATGTAACCAACTTCGACAAGTCTGTTCCTGATGTAATGCAGCAGATAGAAAATGTTGCTAAAGAGAAGGAAATAGAAAAGTCAACTTCAAGTGATGATGTAAAAAAATCACCTTCTGATCTATTTGGAAACTCTGAGGAATACCAGAAAAAAGCCGAGCAGGAGAAAGAAGCCGTTTCTATAATTGGCGTTAAAATTGCAGAGAAGGCAATAGCTAAGAGAAATGGTGAACAGGTAGATCCCCTAACCATGAAGGAAGTTAAAGATATCCTTAAGGGTTATGACATGCTTTCTGACATGTCAGCAACAGATATGCAGGAACTTGTTGAACTGGCAATGACCAACGAGACAAGATTAATAGCTGAATCCTACATTAACGGAGACGCAACAAAACAAAAGCAGGGATATGACACTGTTGTCGATATGTACAATATGCAACCTCTTCTTAATGCAAGAGACAGCACAAGGTTTGAACGCCAGCAATACAGTACGCCTACTCCCTTCGGATATGTAATGGGGCAGTTTGTCAAGGATGGCAAAACGGTTGAAAGCGTTCTGGAACCTTCAGCAGGGAATGGCGCACTAACAATAGCTTTCCCGGCCAATACTGTACATGTTAATGATATTGATGAAAGGAGACTGGAAAACCTTCGTACGCTGGGATATGCCCAGGTAACCAATCAGGATGCACTGATACCATTTGAAGGATCTGTTGACGCAGTTCTGACAAATCCCCCATTTGGATCGACAACCGCAAAAGAATTCGACGACGGCCAGATCAAGATCAGTTCTCTGGAAGGTTTGATGGCCATTAATGCGCTTGAATCCATGAAGGATAACGGAAGGGCGGCTATTGTTATCGGTGGAAATACTTCTTATCGAGATAATGGTGCGATGCAGAGCAAAGATATGAAACTTTTTGCGTATCTTTACTCACACTATAATGTGGTTGATGTTATCAACCTTAACGGGGATATGTACAAGAGGAACGGAACTAAATATGACGTTCGTATTATCCTTATCAACGGAAGAAAAACTGGTCCGTTTAAACTTATTGCTCCACCGGTTAAGAGCAAAGCAAGAGCGGAACAGATAAACAGCTTTGAAGAATTATATAACCGAGTTCAAGATGATATACGTTCATTACAGCAAATGGGGGATCTCTTTAACGGTACAGAAGGAGAAACCCGGACCACTGACACAGAAGGAAGTGGAGCAAACAATAATGTCAGCAATAGACCAAAGTCTGGAGAACGGGGAAAATCCGTACGACCAGACAAAAAAGTCGGATCTGACAATGACATGGGAAGCACCGGTAATACTACCGTATCCGGAACAGAGCAGGCTGAACGATCCACAGCAGAAGAAAATGCTGGCAAATTGGATAATGCGGACAGATCAGATGCAGGAAGCGTTGAACCTGTTCAAGAGCAGCGAGGATCTGATAACGGAGGAAGTACCGGAGGAAGCCGGAATGATGGATCTGTCAGATCTGATTCAGGAGATAATACCGGCAGAAGCAGATTATCAGTAAACCTCAGTGATGAAAAAGTCCCATATCCCAACAGAAGCCAGTCCGGTACACTTATGTCAGTTGTTCCGGCAAATCAAGCACAGGTTCTTGCCGATTCTCTGGCTAACATTGGTGATGTAGACCAGTTCTTGGTTGACCAGCTTGGATATTCAAGCAAAGACGAACTGTTCAGTTATCTGGCCGCTGAACAGATTGATTCTGTTTCTTTGGCTATAAACCAGATGAATAAAGGAAACGGATTCATTATCGGAGATATGACCGGTGTCGGAAAGGGCCGTCAGGGTGCAGCCTTAATCAGATATGCGGTAAGGAAGGGTTATAACCCTATATACTTCACTCAGAAGCCCGCGCTTTTCTCTGATAATTACAGAGACCTTGCAGATATAGGCAGCGGAGATTTAAGGCCGTTTATCATCGCGTCAGATCCCAAAAACGCAGCTATTACTGATGCGTCCGGAAATGTAGTACACAAACTTCCTACCGACAAGGAGAAGAAAAGAGTGTTTGACTACATTATGAAGAACGGAAAGCTTCCAGAAGAGTATGATTACGTCATAACTACATATTCCCAGATCAATAATGGAACGAAGGAATATGAGCCAAAAGAAGATGGAATAGCTGAAAAAGACAAGAGTTATAAGAAGAAATCTCCTTCGGCGGCTGACAAGAGCGGTCAGGAAAGACGTGATGTTATTCAAGCCTTGTCAAAGGATAACATTATGATCCTCGATGAAAGCCATACATCCGGTGGACGTGGCGGTGGATCCATGTACATGCAGTATATCATGCCAAAGGTAAAAGGAGTAACATTCCTGTCTGCCACATTCGCCAAACGTGCGGATAACATGCCTATATATGCAATGAAAACCGACCTTTCCAAGTCTGGCATATCACCACAGGATATGATCGAAGCAATATCTCAAGGTGGTGTTACATTGCAGGAGATCATGTCCAAACAGCTTGTTCAATCCGGACAGATGATCCGAAGAGAAAGAAGTTTTCAAGGTGTAACTATTGACTGGATGCCGGTAAGTGAAGAAGAAGATGCGGTTCAGAGAAAACAATTCGATGAAGTATCTTCAATATTCAGTGATATCAGGGCGTTCCAGAAGGACTACATTACACCTATTGTCGAAGGCATTTCCGAAGAATTGTCCGAACAAGGCGGTTATTCCGATCTCCAGCAAGGTACCGCAGAACTGGGAGTAACCAATACACCATTTGCCAGCAAAATGTATAATCTGGTAAATCAGTTGCTTTTCTCTCTTAAGGCAGATGCAGTTGCCAACAGGGTTATTGAAAACCTTAAGAATGGTTTTAAGCCTGTAATATCCTTCACCAATACGATGGAAGGATTTCTGGATGAAGCACCTAAAGACACTCCTATGGATAAGGTGCCAAACTTCTCAGCAACTCTTATGCGTGCGCTTGACGGAGTTATGAGATATACGGAAACCAACCTGAAGGGAGAGAAAGTAAACAAGTTCTTCACTGTAAACGACCTTCCGGAAGCCGGACAAAACAAGTATTACGAGATCAGGGAAAAGATTGAAAACCTTTCCGCGGACCTTCCTATAAGCCCTATGGACGCAATTAAGATGAAGATCCAGAAGGCAGGATATAAGGTTGGAGAAATCACAGGAAGAACACTTGAGATGGTTCAGGACGAAAACGGGAAGTATGTCATACAGAACCGTAAGGACCGTGATAAGAAGTCTGCCGCACGTGATTTCAACAACGGACAACTTGACGTGCTTATGGTAAACAAGTCTGGTAGTACAGGTATATCCCTTCATGCTTCACCCAAGTTTGAGGATCAGCGTCAGCGCGTCATGGTGTTTGCCCAGTTCCAGAGTGATATCAATGATGAAGTGCAGATGCGAGGACGTATAGACAGAACCGGCCAGAAGTTCAGAGGAAAATATGAGTATATCATGTCGTCTATCCCGGCAGAACAAAGATTACAGATGATGTTTAAGGCAAAACTTAAGTCTCTTGATGCAAATACTACATCTTCTCAGAAATCCAAGTTTAACGAAATGGAAGTTGTTGATTACCTCAACAAGTACGGTGACGATGTGACATGGCAGTATATGCTTGAGCATCCGGAGTTGTCCGAAAAACTGGGTGATCCTCTTAAAATCCTCACAAGCGAAGGAGAAGAATCCCAGTCAGGAGATACCAACACCGCAGGTAAAGAAGGGTGTGCGGCTAAAATAGCCAGATATCTTCCATTCCTGCCTGTAAAAGAACAGGAAGAAGTTTTCAAGGATATCACAGACGCATACAATGTAAAGATCCAGCTTCTTAATGACGCCGGAGAAAACGATCTTGAAATTACCACTATGCCGTTGAAGGCCAAAACTATCAGCAAAAAGATATGGAAGCCGGGAACGGATCCCAATAGCGGTAATGCCTTTGCGGATAACACTTATCTGGAAGAAGTAGAAGTAGATGTCCTTAAAAAGCCCATGAAAGCGGAAGAAATCAAGTCAACAGTTAGTCGTATGACTTCTGGAGAACCTTTCAATGAATGGCTGGACAACAGAGTTAAGGAAATAAATTCATTGTATGATGGTAAAATTGCCACTCTGAAAGAAAGGCTTGATCAAAGCGCGTTAGAGCGTTCTGAAAAAGCTAAGAAGAACTACATCGAAAAGTCTAAAGAAGCCCGAAAAAACGGAAAGAATGAGTTTACGGACGAAGAAATTGAAAAAATGTCCGAGGTGGTTGTAGAGGATATTATGAAGAAATCGAAAGAAAGCTTCATAAAACAGAAGAACGTAATTGAAGCCCGAAGGGAAAACATTCGCAAGCAGATCAATTCGTTTACTCCTATGAAACCTCTTGTAATACCATTCAATCTTGACGAAACACTGGTAACAATTATGCCAAGTCGTGGTATGTTTTTGGGGTACAAGTTCAGTAAGGACTATTCACCGAGTTCTTCTACTGCCATTTTTGCCACTCTTGACGGAAGAAGGAAAGTAGAAATACCGTTAAATCAGGAAAAAGCTTTCAATTCGATCCGTATGAATACAATGATGCAGCCGACTTACCTGAAGGATCTTAATGTTGATACATGGGATTCTTATGTGCCTACTCAGACAAGAAAGAAGGCCTATATTGTTACAGGTAACCTTCTGCAGGCCCTAGTTGATACAAAAAAATCAGAAAACGTAAAAGGATATCTGGTTTCATATTCTACTATTGAAGGTGATACGAAACAGGGTATTCTGATGTCTGATAACTTCAAGCCGGAAAATCTTACAACAAGTGCTCCTATCAGCAGCAGACTTATCCAGATACAGCAGGGTGAAACTGTTATCAGTGAAGATAAACGTGTCATTGTGGAGAAAAACACCGGCTGGAGATCCGGATATGCTTTAAAGGTTCCTAAATCCAAAAAACAAGGTGGAGAATTCTTTGAGGACAACAAGTTACGTTCACTTGCTGACAACAAAGAGTTTACAACTAGGGGTAATTACATGGTTGCGGATATTTCTTCCGATAACCTGTCTAAAGTTCTTGACCGGTTAAGTAAGATGGGAGTAACCGTATCAAAGAAGGCAAAACTGGAAAATAGCGAAGATGTGCGTTTTAGGGAAGATGATGATACAACATTTTTTAGAGATGTAACAGATTTAGATGAAATAGATAGACTTGAAAGAGAACCCAAAATTAAAGTCTATCGAGCAATGCAAGTGATAAATGGAAAGTTGTACCCTCCGATGATGGCTGCAATAAATGGACAGTTAGTATCTCCTAGAGAATTGGGAACATGGGAAGTTGCTGATGAACGCCCAGAAGCTATAAAGTACACCAAGAAAAACAAAGAAGGAGAAGATATTGGTTATGTAGACTTAGATAAAGCAACAAAAGATGCAACAGGTAAAAAAGCTACTAAGGTTTCTAATGTTGCGTACAATCCATACTGGCACACATCTCACACAATGCTAAATGACCAGTTTACATCAGCATGGATAAGACCTAATCTTGTAACTGTTGAAGTAGAAGTTCCTTTGTCTGAACTTACAAGCGGATATAGAGCAGAGTACGCTAAAAATTCTGTTGGAGAAGTAGAATGGAAGTCTGGTCCAGTGAGTAGCCAGCTAGCTAAATTAGGTAAGCCAAGAAGAGTTGTACTTTCTAGATGGGATAAGCCTATAAGAGTTGTACCAGAAAGTGAAGTTGCACAGCATATTAAGGATTTATTGGGAGATTCTGGGATTGAAATACCAGAAAATGTAGTGACACCAAAACTAAAACAAGAATTAGAAAAAATTGGAGTTAAAATAGGGAATCCACAAAAAGGTATAAAAAAGACAGAACAGATTGAAGATGCGCTGCAAGCTGGTCTTATGGTAGATAATAGCCTTATTAGTGAAAAAGACCAATTGCTACGTTATATTGAAGGAGAAGGAAAAGAAGTCTTTAATTCTGATGTAAGAAACACATCACAAAAACTGGGATTACCTGTCGAAATTATACACTCCATTGATGAAGTTCCAGAAGGATCAGCAAAAGAAGCAATCAAGAAAGGAAGAAAAGTAAAGGGATGGTATTCTTTGTCAGACAACAAAGTGTATGTATATCTCCCTAACGCTACCAGCATGGAAGATGTAAACCAGACTATCCTTCACGAAGGTGTTGCACATTACGGACTGAGACAGCTTGTAGGAGAAGATCGTATGGATGATTTTCTTGATGATGTTTTTGCCAATGTTACCGATGAAGTAAGGAAGAAAATTATTGATACTCTTCCCAGATATGGCTATAATTCACGTATAGCCACAGAGGAATACATGGCAAGAATGGCTGAAAACGGAGTAGACGTTTCTGTATGGCAAAGAATAAAACAGGCATTCAATTCACTTATGAGACGTATGGGCATTAACATAAAAATAAGTGATAATGAACTTCGATATATCCTTTGGAGAAGCCGCCAGAACCTAGACAAAAACAAACCGCTTGATCTGGCCAAAGATGTTGCCATGCAGTACCAGATGGGAGTAGGTAACTACTTTAGGGAAGATACAGACGGAAGTATAGGTATGTATGAGCAATCTTTGAAAGGATGGAAATATAAGGCACAGGAAGCATATCAAGACAGTATGCTTGCTTTGAAAAACCTTCAGGAAGTAATTGCTAAAGTTTCCGGTAAACCTATAAAGTCATTTGAGAACGCATACATGGCAGAAAACCAGTTAAGTTCAAAAAACACTTCCGAAGCAGAAGCGTATTATAAGAAACATTATCAGCCAATGCTTCAGGAAGCCGGTAAGATGATGAAGAAGTACGGCCTTACTCAAAAGGGAATTGAACGGTATATGATGTTGGTCCACGGAATTGAAAGGAACGTAGAACTTACATTCCGGGAACAGCTTGATGAAGTTATCAAAAACAATCCGGACGATGCGGATCAGTTCATTCAGGATTTTAAAGATGAAAAGGAAAGACTGAGAAAGTTATATTCAGGATATGAATACCTGAAGGAACTGAGTGATTATATTGGAGGTGTAAATGACTATTCAGCGACACAGGCCATTCTTAACAGTATGGACGGAGAAGAACATGATAACTTCCAAGAAGATGCGCTTAATTACGTCAAGGACTTTGAACAGACCTATGATGTAAAAGAGTTGTGGAATAAGACCAACGATGCAACCAAAACCACATTGCGTAAGGCTTATGATAGCGGAATGATGGGAAAGGAACAATACTCTAATGTAAATAACATGTACATGTATTATGTACCCTTGCGCGGATGGGATGAACAGACAGCAGAAGATGTTTATGAATATATTGATTCAGAAAGAAATCCTGTAAGTTCTGTACTGAAATCCGCAAAGGGAAGAAAGAGTATTCCTGATGAAATATTTGCCACAATTGGAAATATGGCCGAAAGTGCTATCATGCAAGGCAACAGAAACATGATGAAGCAAAGCTTTATGAGTATGGTTATAAATCATCCTACTGATATAGCTACATTGAAAAAGGCTTGGTATGTATATGATGCGGTAAAAGATGAATGGAATATATCTATGCCAGACATTCAAGAAAGCGACAACGCTGAAACTATTGCTGAAAAGCTCAAAAACCACGAAGAGCAGATGAAGCAATTGAAAGAAAACGGACTTGCTACACAAAAACCTAATGGTCTTAATATAAATTATAGGATCAATAAAAACAACATCTCCCAGCATGTTGTTCAGGTAAAGAATGGCGGGAAAGATTATGTTATATACATTAATGGAAATCCAAGAGCAGCGCAGGCAATCAATGGATTGACTAACCCGAATGTAGAACAGAACCCGATATTCAGATCCATTGCAACTGCAAACAGATGGTTGGCGGCTAACTTCACTACCAGAAACCCGGCTTTTGTGTTAAGCAACCTTGTAAGAGACCTGATATTTTCCAATGTTGCTGTAAGCATAAAAGAAGATGGGAAGTATTCAAGTAGGTTCAGAAAGAACATACTGAAAGCCATGCCTGTTGTATTGAGAAATCTGAATGGCAATCCAAATAACACCGAAGCTGACAGATATTTTCAGGAGTTTATCGGGAATGGCGGTGAAACCGGATACATGCACCTGAATGATGTTGAAAAGTACAAGAAAAAAGTAAGGAAGGAACTTTCAAAAATAAACGGTGAGATGGGATCCGCAAAGATGGCTATGGATTTTGCAATAGACAGACTTGAGGATTTCAACAGATGGGCAGAAGATATTTCACGATTTACCACGTACATGACGTCCAGACAAATGGGTAGAAGTATTACGGAATCTGTGAATGATGCGAAAGAAGTAACCGTAAACTTTAACAAGAAAGGGGCCGGATATAAAACCGGCGGATTTTTTGGAATGACTTCGGGTATATTCAGAAACCTGTATCTTTTCTTTAATGCTTCTGTTCAGTCTCTAACCAATTTTAAAAGACTGTATGACAAACAACCGGTTAAGTTCTATTCAGCTTTAGGCGGATTTATGTCAGCAGGATTTTTAATGCCAATGATAAACAACGTATTGTACAGTATCTTTGGCGGTGGAGATGATGATCCGTACAATGATTTGCCGGAATGGGTAAGAAGAAACAATCTCTGTATATATACAGGTAATGATACGTTTTTGACTATTCCTCTTCCCATTGAATTAAGAGCTTTCTACGGGCTGGGTGATTATGCTTATCAGCTTACAACCGGCAAAGAAAAGCCTTCCGCAACCAATATCGCAAAAGGAACAGTAGGACAGCTTGCAGATCTTTTGCCTTTAAATCCAACAGGGAATGAAGGCTTAAAGACGTTTATGCCTGATATTATGTCTCCAATATTTGAGGCTTATGTCTGGAACCAGGACTTCACCGGAAAACCGGTAGCAAAGATATCTCCATTCAACGAACGTGATCCGGAGTGGAAGAGAGTTTATAAAGGAACGTCAGGATGGCTTGTTGATACTTCCAAATTCCTGAATGATATCAGCAACGGTAGTGGTCCGGGATCTGAATTCCGAAAAGGATTTATAGATTTCAATCCTGCTAAAGTAGAACACCTTCTTGAATCTTATTTTGGCGGTATGGCCAAAACATTCAATCAGGCTGGGAAAACGATATATTATGGTGGGAAGTCATTAATCGAACAGCAGAAAGATGAAGATCTGGTGATGAGAAATGTTCCTATTGTAAACAGGTTCCTTAATACTGTTGATGAAAGAAATGCTTTTTCTGGAATTAATACAGAATACTTTAATCTCCGTGATGAAATGGACCAGTTTAAGTATGAACTTAATGGTGTAAAGAAAAGCGGAAACAAAGATGAGTATAAAGAAATGCTGAATTCTGATCTGTATGATAAATACCAGAAATACAAACCATATCAGAAGAAGTTGAAAAAACTAAACGATATGGCAAAAGAATCTCAAGGAGAAGATCGAAAAGAAATAGAGGATATGATTATAGAAACCAGACGAGAACTTCTTGAAGAAGTGAAATAAGAAGAAAGCGGTGCGCCATAATGACGTACCGCTTTTCCCAATATTTCAACTTTAGTATTTGAAAATAAGCTAGTTTTGTAAAAAATCACACAAACATGAATAAATTCTTAAACAGATCTGTAAAGCCGAGGCGGGACGACAGGACAAAAGAAACCGTTTACCGCACAAGAGGAACGGCGTATGAGGAACTTGAAGAGTTTGCTTCATACTGGAGCAGCCTTTACACTGCCCGTAAGAAAATGGAAAGATCCCTGATGTATGCGAAAGAAGATCAATGGGGAGACTATATAAAGGATCCGGACACCGGCAAGATGATGACTGAAGGAGAACTTATCAAGAAAAATGGTAAGGTTCCTTTGAAAAACAACATGATAGCACCGATTGTTAAGAACATAGAAGGCCAGTTCAGAAGAAACGTAACAAAACCTATATGCTCGGTAAGAGATCGGGATGAAGCAAAGGTCGGTGAAATGATGAGTATTGCAATGGAATATGCTCAGTCACTTAACGAGATCACAGAACTGGACGCAGCCAGCCTTATGGTTCTGGAATGTGGCGGCTACATTGCACAAAGAATAGAGTTCGGGTACAACGAGTACAAGCACATGAATGATGCATGGGTTTACAATGTTGATCCCTCACGGCTATTCTTCAACACCAACATAGAAGATCAGCGAGGATGGGATATAACCTGCATCGGTGAAATCTTTGATATGGACTTTGAACAGGTAGTCGCGGCCTTTGCAAAGAGTAAAAAGGATCGTGAATGGCTGGAAAGCATATATGGTACCGATGATCATCCAAGAAGATCATTCGTTGACGGTGTACAGGGTTACAACCAGAAAAATGCAGATTTTTATACACCTGCAGAAGTAGATCTTTGCCGGGTTATCCTAGGTTGGAAGCTGGAGAGCAGGGACGCATATTTCTACCACGACACGATTGATGGAAGCTGGGGCTTTGTCGGATTGAACGAAGTAAATAAGCTGGAATACATTAACCAGAAAAGAATATCAGAAGCACTTGAAGCTGGAGTAGAAGAGGAAGATATTCTTTTGATAGAATACGAATTCAAAGTAGAAAGATACTGGTATTACAGATATCTTTCCCCGTGGGGTGATGTTTTGCAGGAAGGAAGAAGCCCATACTGGCACGGCCAGCACAACTATGTATTTCATGCTTATCCTATCATACACGGAAAGATATTCAATTTCATAGAGGACTTTATCGACCAGCAGAGAAGTATCAACCGTACCATGACACTGATAGACTTCATACGTTCTTCTTCAGCAAAAGGTCTGGTAGTTGTGGATGAAGATGCGTTCGACAGCATGAGTCGGGAAGAAATCATTGATGAATACGTCAGATATAACGGAGTTCTTTTCTGCCGACTGAAATCGGGTAAAGACATTCGTTCAGTCATTACACAGCTTAACGGAGCCGGAGCCATTCAGGGAGACTATGAACTGTTAAGCCTTCAGTTAAAACTGATCAATGATATTGCCGGTGTAAACTCAGCTATGCAGGGGAAGGATCCTTCATCCGGAACTGCCGCTTCTCTTTATGCACAACAGACAGAAAACGCATCTATGAACCTGAAAGGTTTGTTCGATTCGTTTAAAGCATTCCGGAAAAGAAGAGATCTCAAGCTGATGCAGACCATTCAGCAATATTATGATTCGCCCAGATATATAGAATTGGGAGGAAAAGATTATTCTGAAGAATCTAAATATTACGATCCGGAGAAGGTTCAGGGTGCGCAGCTTGATCTTGAACTTACAGAAGGAACAAATACACCTACATTCCAAATGCTTGAAAACGAATTCCTGATGAAGCTGTTTGAAATGCAGGCTATCAACGTAAAGACCTTGCTGGAAAATTCCAGTCTGCCTTTTGCATCAAAGATATTGGAAAGTATCAAACGTGCAGAGCAGGAAATGGCAGAAAACCAGAACATGGCACAGATGGATCCAGCACTGATGCAACAGATCGCAAGTCAAAATCCGGCACTTATGGAGAAGATGATGAACGATGCAAATGCTTCTCCACAAGACGGAATAATACAACAGGCAGCTTAAACGGAAGCTTCGGAAACAATACGGGTTTTTCTCTTTTGAAGGCCCGTATTTTTTTGTGCAATTCTGTATGGTTTCTCCGTCTTATAGCAAACATATACGCCTATTGCGGTAGACATTACACGGTCGTCATGGCAACCCTCAACAGCACCAGTCTTTTTGCCATCTTCCTTTATTTCAAACTGGTCGTATTCAAATGTTGTTTCTAAGCTTCGTTCTATGTACAGGCAATCACGCATTGCAGCTTTCAGGAACCCGGTAACCATTGGCTTGGTTGAAGGGTTGGTGTGGAAACCATATTTAACCGGTGCGCCCTGTTTGATCTGTTCCGGACTTGTGCGGCTATACAAGTCGGGATAGAAATCAACAATTTCATCAAGCACATATTCAAAATTGTCTCCTTCTGTTCCTTCTGTCTCTAATGTATTGGATTCAATGACAAGTAAAGCCGTGTCATAAGCTTTAGCTATCTGGGCAGCTTTCCATATCAAAAGGTCGTGTTCGATATGACCATGCCATTCGGCAACTACTTCCGGAATACCGCCTTCAATCATGGGAAGCCGGTCAAATACTTTAATCGAAGAGTAGTCTGCCTGATCTCCAGTACCACCAATATCAACAGAAACAATATATCTGTATCTGTAAAGCCCTTTTGATTTGTCTGGAAGCATCCATACATGCAGCGCATATTCTCTCTGTTTCGGTTTTTCGACTTCAACAAACCGTATATTTTCAAATGCTTTTTCTCCTTTAGTTGCGTCACCGACAAATTCTCCATAGAAAGCCGGATCCATACAGGATTTACGACACTGTTCAACATATTGCCTGGGAAAGAACGGACGACCTGTTGACTGAAATGCTTCTTTCGGATCAGAAGGGTATTCAGAACACATACGCCATTCCTCAACCATTCCTTTTTTCTTTTTCCGATACCAGGCAATAGCTTCAAGAGTAGCACCCAACTCAAAAAGATAGTGTTCGTATTCATCCATTGATTCTATGAAATCCAGATAGTTCTGATATCCTATGTAAGTGGAATACATATCAATCAGGAACCATGGGATAAATACGGGTGTAAAGTCGTTTTCTCCCTTTACAGCTTTCAGCCATGTTCTGTGAAAATAGTTTCCTACACCTTTGGCGGTAGATTCAAGAACCTTGACTGTGTAAGGGCCGTCATTGATTGATCCGAAAATAGACTGTACAAGATCTTCAGGCTTTTTACCTTTCGTTTCCTTCCACAAACCCACCTCTGTCAGGTGGGCCATAGATATATTTTGAGAACGAAGGCTATCCGGTTTCTGGGCCGATCCGATTGAGTAAAGACACTGACAATACTGTATCTGTCTTGTTTTAGATGATCCTTCAAACGGAGTAGTTTTCAAAGAAATACCATTTGTAGCCCATGTGGGATAATGTTCTATCACTTTGGAAAGCATACCCGAAACAATGTTTGACTGGGATTCTACATCACCGCATATAACACTGTTCCAGTTCTTCCTATGAATGATCTGGATCCAAAGCATGTATATCTGAGTAAGAGTAGATCCGCCCCATTGCCGGGCTTTCAAAAGTATTATGTTGATAGGTTCATTATTCTTTCTAAGCTTTTCCAGAGTACAAAGATAGGTCCTCTGTGCCCTGTTAAGAAGGAAGTGTATATCCTCTCCACCCCCCTTTGGAGAAATAAGAGCGGTACTGTATGCCCAGAATTCAAAATCATACAGAAATCTCTGCCGACAAAATTCAACATACAGAAGATTAGCCATGTATTCTGTATACGCCTGCTGCATTATTCTTTCAATGTACAGACGTATTCCAAGAGACATGAGAACCTGACAGAAGCCGGTATTGGCAAATTCCACCGGAAGCCACATTCCCTTCAAAGGAAAATCTTCACATGTTACCTTTACTCTCTCAATAGAAAAAGATCCTTCACCGGTAAGAGGATTGTAAGGCGATTCAATTACTTTGAGCCTTTCAAGGTTTTTCTTTATTATTTCCTGTGCCTGCATAATATCCTCCTGTAAACTAGGCTAGCCAGATACGAGGATGAAAAGCTGTACACATGGATGAGTGTGTTTACCCCGTGCGCAAACAAGCCGGTAAAAACATAAGAAAAAATAATAAGTGAAATGGATTTCAGAAAAAGCTTCTTGTTTATGCCAGAAAGATAATATCCCATTATCACGGAAATGACAGCGGAAAATCCGCAAGTTGGAACATCTTTAGCCGATAGATATCCGGATATGGCCGGTATTATAACACAGGCCGGAAGCAAAAATTTAAGATCAGATTTATGAAGAACGCGGTAATAAGTCCAGAACACAAAGCAATTAACCGCAAGATGAAGAAAGTAAGTATGTACCAGATTATATGTGAATAGCGTCCACCAAGAAGAGTGGTTTGTAACGGCCAGCATTTCGATCGGATAGAAAAAAGAAAGCAGCCAAATAATAAATAGAACAACTATGACTGGCATTTCTTCCTTTCTTTGTAGTAGCTGTAAATGATTTCCCGGAATGTTTTCAGATCAATGTAGTAGGAAGGTGCTTTTTCCTGTAAAATCTTTGTCAGGATCGAATAACCGACCAATCCTGTCTTATCCTTATAGGCTTTGTATCTTCTGTGCAACTCCTGATACATAAGGATAGTGTTCTTATTTTTAAGCCCCAGCGGCTTTCCTCTCTCAATCTTCGAGACATAACGTCTGGCGTTCTCGTAACTGACATAAAATCTGGGAGCACCCTTCATCATAACCGAACGTATGACATCGTCCTGTGTTACGGAAAATTTTCTCATAGACTTTATTGCTTCAAAGAACGCGTCTGTTATATGCTGTCGTCGAAGTTCTGAAATGTAATTCTCTTTCATAAAACGCAGCTTTCCACAAAGATAATAATAAAAAACAAACAAATAGCCTTATTACCCAAATCGTCAATTATACTGCCCAAATCATCAACTTTAATATTGCTTTAAAGTCTTACTTTGCATATATACTAAATGACTGCAAAAATGGATAAAGAAGAAATGGCTAAAACAGCAGCGGAACAGGAAACCGCAGCCAGTGAAACAGAGAGAAAACCGACAAACAAAGAACGGTTTAACTCAATGATGATGGAAAGGATGCAGGGATATAACCCTGATGATGAAGAAGGAGCATACGGAATGTTGATCGACTACTACACCAAGAGTGATGAACAGAAGAAGATTCTTTCGGATGCTATCAATCAGGATCCCCGTTTAGCGCAAGTTCTTTCTGATATTGTAAGCGGCAAGAGAAGCAGCGGTAATGCGCTGGTAAGGTATTACGGCAGGGATTTCCTTTCAGCAGAAGAAGGAACGCCGGAATATGATGATATCGCAGCAGCAGAAGAAGAACGGAAGAAAGAAGCCGAAGATCGTGCCGCAAGAGAAAGCGAGTACAAAAGCAACATGGATGCGTCTACTCCCATAATTGAGGAATTCTGCAAAAAGAAAGGATATGAAGTTGATGATTTTCTGGATAAGGTGTGGGATCAGATTGCTTCACCCATTCTTTCCGGTAAATACACTCCCGAACTTCTTGAAATGATGGATAAGGCTTTCAATTACGACACAGACGTAAGTGATGCACTGAAGGCCGGAGAAGTCAAAGGAAGGAACGAAAACGTAAACAAAATGAGAAATGACAAGATTGGAGACGGACTGCCGACCGGACTAGGTACAAATACCAAACAGACCAAGAAACCGAAGCAGAAACAAGAAACAATTCTTGACATTGCAAAATACGCATAACAGCCACAACACAAACACAAAATAACACGCAAAATTATGGAAAAACTGATCAAATTTATCAAAGATGAAAAATGGGGCGTTTTGTCTGTCTGCCTGACAGTTCTGTCGGTTTTGATAGGATCTCCATTTATGCTTGCAGCAGAAGGGGCTACCGTTGCAGTAACAGAAGGCGGCGCACAGGCACAGCCCGGACATACCGGTGCTGAAACACAAATTCCCGGACAGGCAACAACTGTTTCAGGAGTTGAACAGGCAACCGGCGGTGTCGGAGGTGACGGACTTATCCAGCCTGAAATTGACGCGCAGATTTTTGAAATCGGTACCGATGAAACCGTACTTGACGGTATCATGCGAAAAGCAAAACGTCAGGTAAAAGTTAAAAGCTTTGAGGTAGACCACTACATCATTGACGAACAGAAAGCCGTTGTCGAAGTTTCAAAAAAATACACCGCAGCCGAAAGCGAAGCGGCAACCATTGAAGTAGCTTCCAAAGATGCAGGCTTGTTCCAGGAATATGGGACTATTCTTGCAAAGGGAGTAAACGGCTATGATCCCACCGGACAGAATGAACTGGAAGGCGTAGACCTTATGCTGTTTATCGTAGGTAAAGACAGTTCAAAAAATGGAAGCCCGATTGTACGCGCAATCAACGGTCCAAAGAGTGAAGCAACAGATATGTACTGTAATGTTCCTACTATTGAAGCAGGAACTAAACTGGTAATTCTCAGCAACGCATGTGCTGAAACCCAGAAGAATGTTGCTCCGGACATTGTTGTTCCTTCTCCCAACAGGGTTTATCTGCAAAAGACCATTATGAACCAGATTGTTTCTGATTACTTCGACAGTTATAAGAAAAGAATTCCGTTCCAGCAGGCCACTATTGCAGAAGCCGCCGTTAAACAGTACAGACGTAAGAACAACAGAACGCTGTGGATCGGTCAGAAAGGTAAAGTGAAAGTAGACCGCGGTGAAATGGGAGTTCAGACGGTTTATTTTACAGAAGGTATCAGATGGCAGATCAAACGCGAATGGCAGCACGATGGTAAATGGACGTTTGAAGAAATCATTGCACTGGCCAAGCTGAAGTTTACCGGATCCGACTGTTCAAAAGAAGCTTTCTGGCTGATGGGCCGTGACCAGCTTGAATCTATCCAGAACATTGACTTCACCAAGCATAAGGATATCACCATGACTTCCGCTACCACATGGGGATTCTCTTGTACCAAACTTCACACGGTATTCGGTGATTTCTACCTGAAACACGAACCTACTCTTGATGTTATCGGATATGCAAACTCTGGAGCAATCTTAGACATGCAAGGTCTGGTCAGATACTGGTACAAGAACGAAGAAAAGTCTACCGAAGATATCGAAGGCGAAGAAGCAAAGAGACAGGCCGTGATCTCTATCAATGCTCTGGCGTTGAAAGGCTTCTCACATATCTGGGTAGAAGGTGACTACAAGGGAAGTCTGCCGGGTGCAACAGTTGTTTCAGTTCACGACAACGGAACAGACGCGCCTGCTGATCCAAAGACCGGTCAGATTTTCTATCTGAAACAGGCATGTACTGGTATCTCCGGAAGTAAAGCCGGTGAATTCTGGAAATGGAACGGTTCTGCATGGGAAAAGTACGAAGGTGAGATCTACACAAAGAACGAATCCTTTTAATGTATAACTTAAAAAGCGGGGCGGGTAAAACCGCCCTTACCTTGTATTATGGCTAAAATAGATTTATATAAAAAGAAATATGGCATTTACGGTAAAGTTGAAATGAGTGTTCTTATACCCGTAAACAAAGCCAAGTTAAGAATCAACTTTCAGGATGGCATAATCAATGCGCAGGGGGTAGTACCAGCCAGCTTTACAACATCAGATCCAGTTGTACAGACTGCCATTGAAAACCACGAAATGTATTTGAAAGGAAGGATCAAACTTGTAAAAAAATATAAGATCGGAGAAGTTGAAACGGAAACATCTTCTCAGCCTTCCAAATCTGAAACCACTGCACCGGAGACACCGCAGGACGGAAGTGAAACGGTGTATCAAGATGTAAAAAACGCACAGACAGCTAAAGAAGTTCTTATCCGTGAATTCAATGTTCCGATTATTGAGTTACAGGACAAAGAAAGTATCAAATCAAAAGCAAAAGAACTGGGAGTATCATTCCCTAACTGGAAATAATTATGATAACAAAGGATGAAATAGTAGCAAAGGTTAAGGCTATAATGAACGAGATCGGGGAAGAAACCAATGCTTCCCTTCTTGACGAAGATACAATAAAAATAGACCAGTACATTGAAGAGTGTATAGGTGACGCCCTATCCCTTGTAATACTTAATTCTCCGAACCTTGTCATAAACCCAAAGAAAGGATCAGTAAGCCCTACTACCAACGGAGACGGTACAGGATATGTTGTCCTTCCAGACGACTTTGTGAAGCTTGTGGCCTTCAAAATGAACGGATGGAAAAGGTCTGTTTCTATTGCTTATCCTTTAGACAGCGAACAAGCTAAAGAGCAAGGAAACGAATTCACAAGAGGAACCAAAAGTAAACCGGTGTGTGTATTGTCATATTCTCCCGAAGGGAAGAAAACTTTGGAGTATTATAGTCTGGGAGACAGCGAGAGCCATACTATATCCGTATTTGTGTATGAAGCGGCATACGATCCTTCTTCCGGGATAAATCTAAAATCAAACGATCCTGCATTTTACGCTTTGTGCTACATGACTGCCAGTCTGGTATATTCCATTTTTGAAAATCCGTCAACGGCAAAGGAAATGCAGACAATAGCTATAAACTATATTAGCAATGCCATATCACATTGATGAAGAGAACAGCGAACTTGCATTTGAGGTCCGCGAAGGTAATAAGTTAGTAATAAAGATAAAGTCAAACATATTCAGTGATTCACTGGAACTTTATCTTATAAAGGTCGGTGATAATACTGAACCTACTGATAAAAATGTATTCTCTTCATTACGTGTTCTCAAAGAAATAGAAAACCTTCACGACACAATCCTGAAGGAAATAAACTCTGTCACTTCCGGGTTCTGGGAATTGAAACAAGATTCTCAGGGTAATGAATATATATCCACAAAGTACAATGTTCTTACCGAAGGAGGTCTCACTACTTACGGTCTGGGTGAACAGAAGCTAGGAACTATCTATGACGGCCTTCCGATAGATAACGATACGATATACTGGGAAGAAGTTGAAGGATCCAGAGTATTAAAGGCAAAAGGATCCGTCGGTGGTAGTACCGGTTTAGATGAAACAAAGCTTTGGAATGTTTTAGGAACCCCAGGAGATCAACAGATTGATTATTCACATTTAAGAAGCGCGTTTTCTCAGTTCAGTAATAATTTTGTAACTATCAACACCGAACAGGAGATAACGGCATTAAAGCATTTCACTGCCGGTCTATCAGTCGGATCAGCCAAAAAGAAAATTTATGAAAAGGACGGTGTTTTATACATTGATTCAAATGTAGCTATCACCGGTGCTTTGACTATGTATGCAACCGATGGTCAAAGTGTTAGTAGTATTTATGACGGTTTACCTATTGATAACGATACAATCTATTGGGAAACAGTTGAAGAATCCAGAGTTTTAAAGGCTAAAGGTGGAAGTTCCTTCGATGAAAATGCCATGTGGTCTGCACTTTCCGGATCTTCGGAAAACCAGATCAACAAGTCGCATCTAACCACGGCTTTGGATGGATATGCAACCCAGAATTGGGTTATAGAAAACTATGCCACTAAATCAGAGTTGTCAGCTGTTTCTAATAAGTTAAATGACTTCTTAGAAGGCTCTGATACTGATTCTATTATCAATAAGTGGAAAGAACTGGAAGCTTTTCTGTCCGGCATGGCTGAAACAGATAATCTCGCGGAAATCCTAAAAACAAAAGCTGATAAAAGTTATGTAGATAGTACTTTCGTAACACTGGGAACCAAGCAAACAATAACCGGAGAAAAGACATTTTCCTCTGTGCTGAATACAGCCGCTATCAAAGCTTCCGGAGAGATAACAACACCATCACTGGCCGCGTCGGACTATGTTACTATTGCCGGGATTAAGCTGAGGAAGCTGGAGGATGGTGCGTTAATGCTGGAAGGTAATCTGGCATTAACCGGGGCTTTGACTATGTACGCTAGCAATGGGCAAAGCTTTGATACAATTTACGATGGTCTCCCGATCGACAACGATACAATCTACTGGCAAGAAGTGGAAGGATCAAGAGTTTTGAAAGCAAGAGAGGGTAGCGGATCATCCTTCGACAAGTCTGCCATGTGGACGGCATTGGCCGGATCTACCACGGAACAGATCAATAAGTCGCACCTTACTACTGCTTTGACAGGTTACGCAACCGAAAGTTGGGTGTCAGGGAAAAACTATGCTGTTAAAGCTACAACTTTAGCTGGCTATGGTATAACAGATGCTTACACAAAAAAAGAATCAGACGGAAAATATCCTACTAAGACCGGAAGTGGAGCAAGCGGTACATGGGGTATAGGAATAACAGGAAATGCAGCTACGGCAAGTAAATGGGCAACAGCTAGAACTATAACGCTAGGTTCGTATTTATCCGGATCTGTAAGTTTAGACGGATCTGCAAATGTTACGTTAAACGCGAATGTTCTAGGTCTTACTTCTCAAGGTAATAAAACCGCTGCTACTGGTAATACTTCCCCTGCTAGCGGTGTAAGACTTTATCAAGTGTATAACAATGGTTATCCAACAACTTACGGTAACTTATTAAGTGTAAAAGGTGGTGGTGCTGGAGAATTATTGCTTAGCTGGAATAATGCCAATAGAATATATTACAGAAGTCTACGAGATAACGGTGATAATTGGCTAGGATGGAATGAATTAGCTTTTATAACAGACAATGTGGATTCTGCTACAAAATTGCAAACAACTAGAAAATTATGGGGTCGTCCTTTTGATGGTACAGCTGATGTTGGTGGAGATATGACTGGAGTTGGTTGGATTAACGGAGGTTTAAGAGTTGATTATGGTGATGATTTAGTAGGCCTTAGATGGAGTGGGGTTCATACTGTAGAATTTGGAGGTAATACTGGATATGCACATACTTCTTATTATTTTAGACCTAGTTATTCTAGTAGTGGTTTTACAGAGGTAAGTTTAACAATACAAAATGCGTCAGCTTCTAATACACCGACATTTACTACAACACATTCTTTTAATGCTTATGGTGTTGGATATCATAAGTACGGTTTAGGAGTGGGTAGATCAGCCCCTAATGATGGTTATGCTGGTGGAATATATGCCAATACAATTCTTACTAACGATTGGTTTAGATCCGAAGGAAATACCGGATGGCTTAATCAAACTTATAGTGGTGGTTGGTATATGTCTGATACTTATTTCATAAGATGTTACGGTGAAAAATCAGTTCATCTCGGTAGCGGTTCTTATAGAAATGGTGGTGGTGGATATGCTGCAAATAATTTAACAACTGCTTCTGAGATTTATAGTTGTAGGTTTATGTCGGAAGGTGTTGGCGCTATTCCTGCTGGAAATATACGAAATATATTGGGATGGTATGATTCAGCAGCCGGTGGATGGCAAACATCTTATATTATCGGATGTGTTCGAAATTATAATAATAACTGGGGAGAAATGAGATTAGGAGTATATCAATATGAAGGTTCTAATAGAGCGGCAAAAATGTTTATATCACTTGATGGTGCAAACAATCATTTATATGTGGAAGGAAATCTACTTGTTACTGGTGGGGTAACTTTATATGGATCAGATATTCGTTATAAATCAATAATACAACAAGTTAAGTTATCATTGTCGGATATAGCGAAAGCGCCTTCCTTTGTTTATCACTGGAACAGGGAAGGAATGAAATGTGATAGACTTAATATTGGCGGATCTGCACAGTATACGCAAACTATTCTTCCGTGGGCAGTAGGAGAAAAAAATAATCTTCTTACTATGGACTACGCAACAGTAGCATATACATTCGCTGTACATACAGCTAGACACTTGCTAACTTATGAAACAAGAACCGATAAGAAAATCAAGAAACTTGAGAACAGAGTTAAATATTTAGAGAAACAACTTAAAAAGCTAGGCTATGAAGAAGTTCGTACTTTGGATGATTCGGGTATTTAAGCTCGATATCCCAACCGAAAAGGTAATTGAAAAGGTGGTTGAGAAAGAAGTGTACCTTCCGCATGAAGGTGTTATCTATGGCAATGTCACTATTAAAGGTGATGTTGTTGTACTAGGAGACCTTAAGGTCGAAGGTAATTTAACTTGTTATGCTAAAATTAAGGAGGGCTAACAATGAAAGTAATTTTATATATAGATAAACGAGAAGGCGATATGGTAGACGTACCTATCGCTCCCGGTAGTGACATAACAAGAAGAATATCTTATCTTCAAGCCATTGAAGAAGGGATAATAGACGGGAATAAGGTAGCAGATGCTGGCTTTATAGAAGGTGAAGATATTCCAAGTGAATATAAAGATAACGATAAGTATCTTGAAAGAGTTGTCGAAATTGATGATGCTGAATTAGCTACATCTTTCGATGTATTAGTTTCAGAAGGTTATAAAGGTACAATTGAATCTCTTGCAAAGTTGACAGCTATGCACATTGGCGTTAAATCAAAAAGGGCCGTTGCTGCTTTTGCAAATGATATGCCATTTTTATTGACAGTTCATGATGCCCTTCCTACGTCAAATTTAAAGTGGGATGATATCCGTGATACACTCAATGCAGGCGGAGGAGTAGTTGATAATAATGCTATTACAGCATTTCAAAGCGGAGCAAACATTAATATGTTTGCAAAATACAAGCCTTCCAATATTGGTGCTGTAAACTTTACGAAAGATAACCCCGGAGCGTTTGTCGTTGATTCTTGGGACGGTCAACTGGTTACTATCAAAGATAAATGGTGGATCGGAAAGAATGGAACATGTAATATAAACATACCCATTATTGATAATTTGGAAAACAATTCTCCAAATGACGTTCCATGGTCTTATATACCAGTTCCGGGTGGGCAAAATGCACCTTACCGGTTAGGGGACTTTGCCGGGTATGATGCAAAAGCGACAAGTGATATGATCACATTGGTAGTGCCGGAATATGTTGTAATAGGACAAAGTTTGAGAGTGCCGATATATATGCCGGAAAAGAGAGAAACTGAACTTACTCTTAATGATATATACGATGTGACAGGTGGTGTTACTTTGGTGTTCCGAATTTGGGTGCAGGGTAAAACCGGATATTACAAACTGGTGGAGTTTCAGCCCAAACATCAGACAATGCTGGAGATAAGCGCGGAAGATCTGGAGTTTATCGGAATGTCCCCCAAAGATACCGTATGTATGCACCTTATGGCAAAAGATGTAAAGGGAAGGTACAGAAACATGAAGGCAACGGAAGATACAACAACCTTGTATAAAGTTAAAGTATTTTCTACCAAACCATACGACTTTGTTACTCCGCGTGGTGAGGTTCTGCAAAGCAATTCCGATATTAAGAGATTGCGCCTGTACAACATTACGTTTGGTATTACAGCCGTTGGATTTTCAGGAGGTACGCTGGAAGCTGGTAGTAAGATTGCAGTGTACAGATACAAGTCGGGCAATGTCAATTATAAGTATGAGCAGCCGTGGTACGAAACTGGCCCTGCTGGAGAATTGACAGTAGCCGCTGGACAGATAAGATATTATCCGATAGTCCCCAGCTTCGATTTTACCACAAACGACATAGACGAAAGTGTAACTAAAGCTGTCGTTATATGGTGGAATTCCAGTTATATAGAATTATCAAGACTTGAAGTTACAATAAGAAAAACAGATTTTTAATTATGGAAATAAGAACAGAACAAGAAGGGAAGTGGATATCCCCGATGTATGGGAAGTTTCTTACGCAATCTTCCGCAACAAAAGATGAAGATCGGGTAGTGGCCAAACAGGTATATATCCCTTTGGATGAAAGTAACGATGAATGGACTGAGATCACCAAAGAAGATGCGGAACGTATCTTCAAGGCAAAGAAAGCTGCAAGAGGTCAAATAGAATATCCGGAAGAACAGGTAAATCAGATGATCGGTCTGTTTGCTTCACAGATCAACGCCATGAATCTTACAGACGAACAGGCTTTGCAGTTTAAGAACCTGTACCCAGCATGGGAGAATTTTATCAGTCAAAAACTTGAAAAAGATTACAAGGTGCTTTATCAGGACAGGCTTTATAAAGTGAAACAGACTATTGAAAATGTACTGGAAAACCAACCGCCTAGCGTTGATACGGCAGCACTGTACGAAGAAATCAACGAAACCAATGCCGGGACAAAAGAAGATCCTATTCCGTACAATAACAACATGGAGTTATTTGAAGGAAAGTATTACTCCCAGAATGGTATCACGTACAAATGTACCAGAAACACCGGACAGGCCGTATATCAGGACTTGTCCGGACTTGTAGGAATTTATGTAGAAGTAGCAAACTAAAAATTATATCTCTATGAAACTTAAAACCGTAGTTATAGCATATAAAATGCTGGATGATGCAGTGATCACAAGTGTAAACGACAAAGATGCAGTCAGTATTATTAAGAACCGGAAGGAAATGCGCAAGCATGTGGAAGCCTATGATGCACTTCTGAAGGATGCACAGGAAAAGTTCAAGCCTAAGAACTTTGACGAAATGCAGGAAAAGGCCCGCAAGTGGAATGAACTTTCAGAGAGTGAAAAGGAAGAACTTAACAATTTCTTTGCGCCTTACCAGAAGAAGGTAGATGCAGCCTGTGAACCGGAACTTGAAAAGGGAGTAGAAGTAACTCTTGAAAAGATTTCCGATGAAGGAGCAATCCAACTGGCAAAGGAAAACAAGTGGCCTATGTCTAAACTGGATCTCCTGAAAATCATGCTTGATTAACAGATACTTGCGATAAATGGTATTTATTTCCTAAAACAAAGCCTGCTATATTAATTGGCAGGCTTTTTTACTATATTTGTGAAAACAAAATAAAACGATTATGGCACAACTCAATTTTACACAGAACGGACTTGCATGGATATCCGATGAGATATCCGTATCATCAGACTTCAACCTTCACATAGAAAGGGAAAAAGCAGCACAGCTTAATATCATGCAGAAAACCAGCGGTGAGAAATGGGCTGATATTATTGAAGCAGAACGATATGCCAACAAAACCGTGATTGATGTGGATATACAGGTTCTTATCCCGAAAAAGATCAAGGTTATCAGTTATTCCAAAGTAACATCAGCAGAATACACGACAGCATGAAAACAAACATTATAGGATCTGTTATCAATACGAATGTCATTGGTGACATAAAGAGTAACAGATCTCCGGCACCACCGGAAGAGAATATAACGGATGCACTTCTTATGGAGGACGGAACGCCCTTCCTTATGGAAGATGGTACATATTTCCAGCTTGAAAAAGAGCAGCCGCAAGGAATTAACAGGAGTTACTGGAACTTTTTAAACACGACATTATGATTACAGGAACAAAATTAAGTCAGGTACAGACTAAACTGGAAGATATAAAAGGCACGGAGAGAATTTATGTTTCCGATAATGGTACGCAGAAATATATACAGACAGATCAGTTGGCCAAACCCAGTGATATTCCCGATGTAAGCGGATTTATCACGGGTTTACAAGCAGATAAAAAGTATGCGACAATCAACCAGATAGGAGATATCAACTCAATCCTTGACAATATAAACGGAGAAGTTATATAATGGGAACAACAGCAGACAAACTAAACAAGATATTAGCCAGTAAAGCTGCGATTAAGGCAGCTATTGAGGCAAAAGGAGTGGAAAATGTCGGAGAAATCCTTTCCGAATACCCGGCTAAAATAGCAGCCATTCCGACAGTGGATGAATACGCCCTTGAATCGCAAATGCTGATACTGCCGGTACGTTCGACCATTATCACCACGAGTGAAGGAAAGACTGCGGCGATAGCCACAAACGACCATATCAAGATTGTAGATGCAGACCTGAAACATTACACAGTAAAAGAATGGAACGACCGAAGCATGGCAAATGGCTTTGACAATGAACTCATTGCTCCTCCTGTAGGTTTTTCTTTGGAATGTAACGGTATTAGAGTCATTCTTTATTGGCCGTGGAAGGGAGAATATTACGCCACATCCGGTACCACAAACAAAGCATCAAACGCTATGCAACACTCAGTTTATGAATACGACCAGATGACCGGCGTACGCGAAGGTACTGACTATCATGGGACAGTAGATGAAAACCTTAACACACATACCGTAGGAAGTCACTTTGCAGCCGACTGGAGCGTAACCGTAACTGAAGACGATAAGCTTGAACTTTACAGCGGCAATACCAGGCAACGCTGGATAATGGAAAAGAATTGCGGCAATGTAAATGCTATGATAGCGGATAATTACGCCGAACGTCTTGAAGCCATGTATGTACAGAATGAATGGCTTCGCCACAGGTTTGCCATCTGTAGCGGCATAGCATCTTCTGAAGCAGAAGGCACAATAACCAATGTGGAAATCCTAAATTCATCAGGCGTACAGGCTCAGGCAGGCGAAGATATGTTTTTCTTCGTAAACGGCCAGAATACAGGCTTGAAAGCAATGTACAATACAAATAACAGGCATTCGGTAAACAACGCATACTATTTCAAACCTGAATATGCTGAATGGCTGTACGAACAGCAGAAAACAAACGGTGTAAACATGAACGACACCGGAGTAAATTCTGCCGAACGACCTCTTCTTTCTCCGGGAGCAAAAGGAGCAGAAGCAATTACCGTTGACGGTTATTGGTATATCATTACCCCATACATAAGCAGACCCGGCAATTCCAGTACAAATTATGACTGGAATATGGCGGACTCTCATGCTGTGTATTACATCAAATCTCTTGAAAATAAATATATGGCCGGAGAGAAAGAATTATATCCATACTGGACAAACAAAAGCATAATTTCAGGATTAATAAACTATCTTAACAGTTATGAGAAATGGGGAGTTCCTGCAGTCCTGGGCGGCTACGTCTGGAGTTGTGTCCGCGGCAGTGGCAACAATGCCTGGTATGTGTACGTGGGCAATGGCTACTTGGGCAACGGCAACACGTCCCTCACCTATAGTGTGGTGCCCGCCTCCGCTTTTTGATTTATCTCAGCCGTGCGGAGCACGGCTCATCAACTTTTGCATTAAAATATATTAACATTTAATACGCGACAATAGAAATGAACAGATCCGGGAGGAAACATTTGGATGCACCAATTATTCAGGACGTTATACGCCTGAATAATTGTCTCATAGAAATCAACAGCAAAGCTTATAAGGTCATAAGCAGAACATATATAGACCCTATGCTGAAGCAAGGCGCATTGCTTTTCAGTTACGCTATGCGTCAGGTCCGCGGAATGGACTATTATAAAAGAGCTACAGAACTGACATACGAATTGCAGTTTGGGATATACTTGATAGTGGCTCTTGGAGGATGCAGCAAAGAGAAAGCGTCTGTAATAGACGTTTTGTGCGATAACATTTTATCTTCGCTTGCGAGGATAAAGAATGTCAGAACCGAAAAGTCTTGAACTATGTCGGCAGAACTGTTTAATGATAAAGGTCCCTGTGCTTGCAGTGAGCAAGCTATTTCGATCAACAGGGCAGAAGTCCTGGGCGGCAACGTCTGGAGTTGTGTCCGCAACAATGGCAACAATGCCTGGTATGTGAACATGGGCAATGGCAACTTGAACAACAACAACACGAACAACACCTATAGTGTGGTGCCCGCCTCCGATTTATCAGAAAAAGTGTCCGCCTGGATAGCTGCCGAAAGCGACTGTTACAAAAACAAGCACGCATCGCTCGAAGCAGCATCGTTCCATTTCAACCTGTCGCGTATTTATGAATTGATAAACAGGATAGACAACGGATACCAGCCACAGACAAGCATCTGCTTTGTTCTCGACTACCCTGTGTATAGAGAAGTTTTCGCCGCCAATTACACCGACCGCATCGTGCACCACTACGTTGCCCCGATGCTTGGAGAGATATGCGAGAAAGTCCATGAAGCCAATGGTGATGTAAGCCACGGCAACCGTATCGGACATTCCGCATCTACAGCCATCGAGCAGATACAGCGGAACATCCGTGATATAACGGACGGCTACACAAAGAAAGCCTTCGTAGCCACAATGGATATATCAGGCTTCTTTATGTCGATAGACAAGGAAACAGCATACCGCATCTTGCGGAAATACGCCGATATGTACTACGACAAGCCCGATAAGGAGGAAAAACTCCCCCTGCTTCACACCCTGATACAGCATAATCCGGCCACAGACTGCGAGCGACGTTCCGATATAAAAATGTGGGATAAAGTACCACCCAACAAAAGCCTTTTCGGACTCCCACCCGAAAAAGGACTCCCGATTGGAAACTTCTATTCCCAATTATTGGCAAACCTCGTCATGGCCGAAGCCGATGCGGAAATGATAAAAACCGGAGTTAGATACACACGGTTTGTAGATGATATATGCGTGGTGGCAGAAACCGCATCCGAAATAATCCATGCCCGGAAAGTATTCATCAAAGTAGCCGAGCGGTTGAAACTCAAAGTCCATCCCGATAAATTCTACATACAGCCGGCCTTACACGGAGTAAAGTTCTGCGGAAAGGTAGTAAAGCTGAACCGTATTTACATATCCAACCGTACAGTACATGCCCTCCATACAGCGATAGAAGAATACAGCCGGATGCCGTCGTACGATAACGCCGTACACGTCATGCAAAGCATAAACAGCTATTTCGGTCTGATGAAAGGAATAGCGTCCTTCAACATCAAAAAGCGCATAGCAAAGAAAGCTCTGGAAACATTCTCCGAATGGCTGTATTTCCGCAACAAGAACGGCAGGTTCGTCTGTGTGCTGAAAGACAAGTATAAACCAAACAAGACATCATATCTAAACCTGAACGACTATGCTTCCATATTCAAACCGCCGACAAGGTACTATCCGAAAAGGAGGCTCCCCCTACAGCTCCGCGAGCCTGCATATATGCGAGCATAACGGACAATTGATAGCAATATTTAAAAACATTAATAACATGAAGTACGGAAAAATTACAGAAGGAACACTTCAGACGCTTGAAGTGGAAAAAGGAGTGCAGGTGGGCGGAAAGCTTACCGAAGAGGAAATTATCGCACAAGGATATAAACCTGTTTGCGAAGTGGAACAGCCGTCCGATGCGGAGTTTTGTGTTTACAGGGAGTATGATGTATGCTTCGTGCAGATATGGAAACGAACAGGCGAAGAAGTGCAGGAAGATGAGATTTGGACTGCTGAAAGTGGAGTGATGCCGAAGTATTCAGATTTGGAACGGTTGAAAAAAGATGTCGCTATGGTTAATGAGATTATCGGCACACTCAATCTTACCAACAAGGAAGCATTGTCGGTTAAAGAGTTTTATCCCGAATGGCCGGCAGACAGCGTTCAGGTAAAACAGGGAGAAAAGTATAAGTACAACGGGAGACTTTACGAAGTAGTGCAGGATCACACCACGCAATCTAACTGGTCTCCGGGAAACCAGTCGTCTTTATGGGTTGAAGTAGTAGAAGATCACGAAGGAACGCTGGAAGATCCTATCCCCTACAACGAAGAGTTAAACCCGATGTGGCAGGGAATGATACTGGAAGAAGGCAAGTATTACACCCAAAGCGGAGTAGTATATAAGTGTATCAGAAATACAGGCAACAAGGTAACTCATAACCTTGCAGACCTTGTAAGTGGTGGATTTGTTCAAAAAGTATAGGTGTAACCGGATTCTGCAAAAAATCTCGCTATTATTTGATAATGTATGCACTAATGTGTAAATTTGTAATCGTGATGTTTAACTTAAAATTTCTTTTATATGGCGAAGAAACCGAAAGAAGTAAAAAATCCGGCAGGTGGAGGATATGTCGGACCAGGTGATCTTAAAGACAGAAACAAAAAATGATCATCGGAAGAGTAATATCCTTGCTTCGTAATAAACGGGCAAGGATATTTTTAAAGCTATATGAGCCCTTTGTTTACTCGTTATGTTTGTGCATCCTCTCCATAACATATACGTGTGATTACTTCTCCGAAGAGCCTATAATAACTCAGGAAGAATATGATCGAAGGGCCTTCATTCTTTCTCTTATAGGTGGATGCTCACTTTTTACTATTGCAAGAATAATATCTTATTCATCCGGATTGTGTAAATGGTATATGGCAAATATAGCCTGCCTGCTGTTAAACAACTTGTCCTGGTTTGCAAAATACCTGAACATCATTGACAGTATATCCTACATGTTTATAGCTACCGGTTTAAGTTGCGCCGGTATTATATGTTTTCTTGTTTTTAGGATATTCTATCGAATCACAGACGAGGTGTGCCTCCATCACACAGATTGATCAATATAAAGAATATTTGTAAACCATACTGTCGAAGAAGTTCAACATCGAATTTCTTCGACTTTTTTACGCACGTATAAAGGCCCATCATTTCAGTAGATTTACTGATATTGTACTTTTCCTTCATATTTGAAATGTGTTTGTCTACGGTTTTAGGAGCCAGATGAAGTATTTCTGCAATTTCCTTTTGTGATTTACCATGACCGATCCATTCCAAAATTTCTTTCTCTCTTTTTGTTAGTAGATCTTCCTCAACTTCATCAGGTTTTACTTCTTGAAGATCTGCATCTACATTATCCGCTTTTAAAAATACGGATTTTTCCTTATTTTCTGTGTTATCCATGTCGTGTAATTTTGTTGCATCTAAGATACTGATAATTATCCTAGTTTGCAATGCCGGAAGCAATAAGAAGGCAAATTAAATTCACAACACTATGACATTAGATGTAAACGGCAAGAACTACAATGTCACCGGACAGGGACAGGGTAATCTGAACACGGTTTTGGGAGCACTCGGTACGGCTTCTTTCCTGGGATTTAATGGTGGAAACTTTCTCGGTGGCTGGAACAACGGAAACTGCGGCTGTTCTGAAAACATGGCTGTAAACCGTTATGAATTGAACCTTACTCGCGAAGCTGATTCTTTGAAATCTGAAAATGCCCTGTTACGTTCTCAGGTGTACACTGATCAGAAGATCGTTGAAGCTACTGCTTACTTGCAGGGTGAAATCGGTAAGGTTGCTACCAGACTGGAAAACTTCAGAGACGCACAGAACGCTGTCAACTTGCAGCAGGCTACTTACAACGCTACTGCTACTGCCAACATCAGCTGTCTGGGCCAGCAAATTGCACAGCTGCAATCTCTGTCTCAGTTGGTTGTTCCGCAGAACAAAGTGTGCGACACTTGTTGCAGCAACCAGTAAAATCAATTCTTAAATGGCTGGGGCGTTTAGGTACGCTCCGGCCTATAAAACGACAAACATTATGCAATATACTAACTCTCAGATACTAGCGGCGGTTCTGAACAGATGGCTGCAGCCGGTTGTGTTGCAGCTTTCACAAGCAAAAATGTCCTCATTCCCGGCATTACAGATGATTGAGAATAAAGTACGACAGATGGGTATTGTTTCTCCCAACTGGTCACTTACTCAAGAACTGGCACCCATGATAGAACCTATCACCAATAGCATTGTACAGCCAATGCTGGGTAAATACCTTTCAAGTGTGCCTGATGAATCTATCCCGGCTATGGCTCACGGGATTGTTGACAAGGCCCTTGAATCAGGCGAATTGAAACTTATGGAAGGTAAACTGACCTTTAACAAAGAAGATCTGACAGAACTGAAGAATTTGCTTAACTACAACCTTCCGGTAGGCCAAACGACAGACTACGTAGTAAAAACAAGTGATACAAAGAAAGCCGAAGCGCAGGCGGCTGAAAGTCCTGCACCAAACACAAAATAATTGGATATATGGTAACATTAGCACCTATCACAATTGCGGCAACATCACAACAGTATTTAGTTGATATTGTCAGAAACGTATGCCAGCCTTACTGTGCAACGGGTTCTATTATGCCCACTGGAGGCGTAACATTTTCCGTATTAAGCCAGGCAACAACCGGCACTCAAACGGTAGTAACAATCAATGCAGCAGGAAGCTTTCTCTACACCCCTAAAGGTTCTTGCAGAGCAATTCCTAAACAGTTTAACGAACAGTTTAGAGTGGCGTTTATCGGAGCCGAAAATGCAGTGCCTACAATTGCACTAACAGCATTGCAGACAGTAATCAGTCCTGACAACATTAAGGATAAATGCAACTGCAACTTGGCATACGGTGTAAGTATGGCAACCCCCTTGACCATTGCCGCTACATATCCTGCATAAGTAGTATATGTTAAAAACTCCCCACCAGTATTTGGTAGGGATAACTTAAAACAAAAGATATGATGAAAGCGGACGAAATGATACAGAGATACGAGGAACTCTATCACAAGATGGTTTCCTCAAAGGATCCGGCCAACATGAAGATTTTCGGAGAATCTGAAATGTGGGTTTTCAAAGAAGTAGCAAAAGTTCATCCGGATCTGGCAGAAAGCTGGCTGTCACACCTTGAAGAAGTATGCTGGAAGAATTATCTTTCGGACAAAGAAGCTGTAAACATCAGCAACCGGACGGTTAATCAGGACGGGACAAAAGGTTTCCACTGGACCTATGAAGTATTCACAAAAGCGGTTCAATCTCTTAACGGTGTGATTGAAGAAAAGCCTTACTATAATTCATACGCCCTGTACGTTACAGCAAACGTATGTTATAGTGATCACGGTCTGAGCATTGCTATGGATATGGGCTATGATGATCCCCGTAAAGTTCCCAATGAAAAGATGGCTTTGTCATGCTACCGGAAAGCCGTAGAAAAGCTGAAGGACATAGACATGGGATTTAATGTAAGGAAATACTTCAAAGGGAAAATGTACAGCAATTCCCCTATGTAGTTGAATTGGGAAATATGTTTATCAAAGAGGTACAGGCGGTTAGATAATTGCTTGTACCTCTTCTTTGTTTTTGCATATAATTACTATTTTTGTCAAAAACACGACAACATGGAAGAAAAAGGTATTATTTCAGGAACAATTCAAGGAAGCTTTGCCAGTGTAGCAACTGCATTTATCATGGAATCATTACAACACATGATACCCTGGTTAATTGTTAGTTTTGTTGTTATCATGGCAGATCTGGCATTTGGCGTAAGGAAAAGCCTTCTTATGGGTGAGACGGTTCGCTTTTCGCGTGCTATACGCGCCACTATGGGTAAAATAACCACATACTTTGCTTTTGTATGTGCGGTTTGTATGATTAATGTAGCAAGCGGTAAAGGCTGGGATATAGACGTATACGCCTGTTTGCTGGTCTCATTTATCGAATTATGCAGCATTATAGGCAATATTCTTAAACCTAAAGGGATCAAGATTGATATGCTTGGAGCCGCACGTGTCTTTGTGAAAAAAGCAGTAGACGTAAATGATGAAGAAGTCAAGTGCATTTTAAAAGAAGATAAGGAGGTAAACAATGGCAAACGTGAATAAATTGAAACCATTTATCCTGAAATGTGAAGGTGGTTTTGTAAACGATCCGGATGATCTGGGTGGAGCAACCAACAAAGGAATAACCCTTACCACATACAAGGAATACAGAAAAAGGAAAGGGCTTCCAGATCCTTCTGTTGACGATCTGAAAAACATCAGTGATGACGAATGGACGGAAATTCTCAAAACAATGTTCTGGGACAGATGGCAGGCTGACCGGATAGAAAATCAGTCTGTTGCCAATATACTTGTTGATTGGGTGTGGGCTTCCGGTGTTCATGGAATTAAAAGGCCACAGAAAATACTTGGCGTAACGGTTGATGGAATTGTAGGTGATAAGACTATTGCTGCATTGAACGCAATGGATCCCATGTCTTTGTTCTTCAAGATCAAAAATGACCGTATTAAATACATTGATGAAATCTGCAAGGCAAGGCCGACCAACAAAAAATACAAGAAAGGATGGATGAACCGTATCAACAAATTTAAAATTGAAGCGTGAAAGTATTTGCATTCATAGTATTATTGCTTTTTACAGCCTGTGCTTCAAGAAAGTACAAATCGGAAGAAACGTTGAACACTTCTCTGGAGAATGTGAGAAGCAGATCGGATTCTCTTATTTCCTCTAGGAATTATCTTGTGTTTCAAAAAGAAGTAGTCTTTGGAAATTATAAGATCAAAAAGACCGAGACGTTCTTTTCAGAACCAGACAGCACAGGCAAACAGCATGTTGTTTCTACTGTTCAGACAGAAACAGATTACACCGGAAATTCCCGGAACGAGACGGAAGTATTCAGTCAGGAACAGATCAAGTCCGGATCTAACATAAGGGATTCTACCTATACGGAAACAGAATATAGCAAGACAGAAGAGAAGAAAGTAAATCCGGTATGGATATCATGGGTTTTATGGTCTTTAGTTCTGGCCGGATCCGGTTATCTGATATATTATTTTTTTATCAGGAAATTATGGAAGTAAACGTAACAATTCAGGAAAGTAAGATATACGAAGATGTGTACGCAATAACCGCGCACACCGGAAAGGCTCTGGATAATATAGACAAGCTTTCGCTTACGGAAGATGAAATGAAGATTGTCCAGCCGCTTATGAAGGAATCTGCCGCAGAATTAAGTGATGTAATATCTTCGTATGGTACTTTGTCTTTTGGAGAGGGAGAAATAAGCATAGACTTTGATCTTCCTGTAAACTGGAAAGACGCGGCACTAACTACACTTACCCAGTGTCTGACCAACTATATATCTAACTCAATCTGTCAAAGATGGTTTGCCATGACCAACAGGGATGATGTGAAGTATTATGCAGACAAAGTTGTAATTAATGCTACAAACATAACAAAATTATTGTGTGAACGTAAAAAACCGCAGAGATAATGGAAGGAAGTAAAAGTTTAACACCGCAGGTGGTTGTAAAAGATCTCCTGTTGAGAGTAAAGGATCAGGCATATTACATCGGTGAATCAGCGAAATCAGATCCCCGTCTGGTGGAAATATCCGCAAAGATACAGGCTTCAGATGATGATGATCCGATACTGAAAGATTTTGTGTCAGATGCTACATCGGTTGTTTGCAACCTGCTGTCAAGAATGCTGGGAGAGACAAGCTACTCCAATGAAGGTGAAAATATCACATTTACGATAAAAGCCGCAGCCAACACACCGGACCTGCAGGATCAGCTTGTAGATTATATTACGAATTATATGTCAACTTCCATTTTGCGAAACTGGCTTAATACAGTCAAGTCTGATGAAGCAAAGAGATTTGATGAAAAACTGGTCCGTCTGGAAACGGAACTTATTCAGCTTTCAGCCAGACGACTTAAACCGGAAAGAACATGAACAAACAGCAAATAATAGACAAGGTTTTCACTAAAACCTACTATATCGGCGAAGCCAAAAAGCAGGAAAATCCTTTGTCAAAAATCATTCAGGCAAGCAAAGACGAATCGGATATTCTGGGAGATTATTTTGATGAAGCCCTGAACGAAATAAACTTCTATGCCCAGAAAAGGCTGGTAGAAGTTATAATCACAGAGGACAGTATCGAAATAACCAGCCAAAGGCCGAAGAAGGAAGAGATAACCAAATGTGTTGACCGGCTTCTGGGTGATTACATCGTAGAATACATATCCTACAAATGGCTTTCGGACAACGGTTATAATGTAGATCCGACAGAAAAGGATCAGGCATTGGACCGGCTTAAAAACAGTATTTGTGCATTAGCACCCAAAGTAAAGCGAAGGGCCGCAGAAATGGGGATATAAAAAAAGGGAAGTTTTCACTTCCCCTTTTTTATCTGAGCCGGTTGGTAAAGCTTTCGTCCACCATCATTTCAATGTAGTTCACTGAAACGTCAGTTCGTACACCACCGACAAGGCATATCATAAAATACTTGTATGGTTTGCTCTTGTTCATCTTAGTGACAAGATCCCGGATATCAATCATTTTTTCTTTCTTTGCAACAAGTTCAAAATGTTCCGCATCATTGGAAGCCAGAATGTACATTCCTACATCAGAGAAGATATCTACTCCTTCACCTCTGAACATTACCGGTTCTCCCTTTATGTAAAGATCCGACAGGCTTCTCTTGACTATTCCTCTCAAGGCGGTCTGGAGTATTCTTTTATGCGTAAGTATTCCCATCTTAATAGGTCTGGTAACAAGGGCTATCTTTGAAACACTCCGGTGCATGTTATTCAGATCAAGTATTTGCGTTCCGATCATTGCCCAGGTATACGGATAGGAATTCACAAAAGAATCTATCTGTTGTGAGATCTTATGCCATTCTCCGGTTTTAAGGGAATATACATAAGAGTAGGGGAAATCCCTGTTTGCTACCACGACTTCCTTTGTTTCGTAGTTATATCCCACTTTTGCCGTTTCCAGATAGTCCGGGAACACAACGCTTGACAGGCATGAATCCAGACCGGCGACAGCGAGTATACGGGTAATGATCGGTGAAGATATGGAACATGAAGGCAGAAATCCGTATATCTTTTCCGATATCAGCTGGGTAGTAGCACCATTTATTACCATAAGGCCCCTTTCGGTAGAAAAGGCTACCATTGTATCAAGCCCACATATAGAATCCGGATTGTTACATACGTCTCTTGTTACCGGTGTATGGGTGGAGTAGGCCAGTGTTCCGGATCCGACAGACATTGCATATATTCCGTCTTTTGTAAACACATACAAAGGGAACTGGCCGAACTGGCCCTGAGACATTGCTATCACATTTGACTGCACCCCGACAATAGGTGTCTGAAACTGGTAGGTCTGATCAGCAGGGAAGTAGAACGGATTGTTTACATTGGAAGCCAATAATATATTATCTTTGGAATAATCAATATTATCTGTTGGCCGTACCAAGTATTGCATATCTACAAAATCATCAGTAGTGGTGTCGGTGAAATAACTTGTCCTGCACCGGTATTTGGTTGATATCAATACGTCCTGAAATGACCTGCAATAATAAGAGAAATTGAAATAATTGCTGCTGTTTAAAAGGAAAGTTTTTCCTTTATTGATCGAAGCACAGTTTACAACAATTTTGTATGCCCGGCTATCAGGATAAATTATGAATGACGGAATGTAAGATCCCCTTTGTGATGAATGAACAATTTTATCACCGTTAGAGGTGTGGATATAGGTGTATACATCAAAAGTATAATTTTCTGCCCCTGCTACTATTTTATAGCCATCAAATAAAGTCTTTGTTATTCCGAAAAGATGAAGCCTGTTATTGTACGAATAAGACTTTGAAGCATTAATCTTGTGATTATACCCAAATCCGTCAACCATGCTTTTCTGTACGGTCATGTTGTCGGATGATACATCTAGGTCGGGTACAATAGTAGTTTCTCCGATCTTCAATTCCGCAATATTATACATCAGGCTTATATTAGACGCTCTGGTAGTAGCGGATTCTATATTGTCGTACAGATCACTGACTTTAAATCTCAGGCTGTCAGTAGAGAAAATATCAATGCTCAGAATGATATCTGCCCATGCCGACAGATCATAGTCGTCAAAAACAAATTCCGGCTTAAAACACAACAATGCAGCTTTGGCACCATTAGAGATATTTACCTGAATGAACTGGGTATCACTCAACCCACCTTTCATTTCTACACTGACGCTTCCGCTATCAGATGAATTATAATTATATGACATTATATCATCGTAGCCGAGGAAAGGTATTTTAATTTCTGTTGTCTTTACAATACTTCCATCGAACAGACGAAACGCGGCACAAAAGGCGGCAGCATAGCAATAATATCCTTTTTTGTTTGCATTATTCAGTACCTTCACAAAGTTGCCATATCTTACTTCTGTGTCGCTTAATTCTGATACTTCTGTTATATCCGCATCTACCACGGCAAGTTTTTTCCTGATAGTCATGCCGGGCATATCAGGAAGTTCACCCAGATAGGCATATCCATCGTTTTTAAACAGAAGGTATTTAACACCGGTGTCAGTTAATACTGACACCGTGTTACCTATGAATTGTATACTTTTAGCCTTTACATCTTCCGTCATAATTGTTTCAGAAGAAAGATCTTCCGGCATTTCGTACATTTGACCATCGTCGGTTATCCCGATATATCTCTTAGCGTTCGCATGGTGATATATTTCCTTGTATGTATGAACCGTCTGTTTTAGCTGAATGGGGTTTCCAATAGGTTCTATACTGGAATTGTTCACCTTTGCGTTGATCAGTTCCATACATTCCCCGTCCGGGCATATTCCATCGTCCGTGTTACGGGTTATTCCTTTAAATTGTATCTTTACATTTTCCATACCAGCAAATTAACTGAATTATTGTATTACAGCGTTGACAAGTTGGGGAAATCAACATATTAAGTGCCTTTTTATAAGTTCTTTCAATGTTTTTGAAAGATCTGTTATAATGTATTCGCCTTTTACATATTGCAAGACTGACATATCTGAAAAATTCAGTTTAAATTCAGCACCATCTCTTTTAAAAAGCCAATATTCATTCTCAATTTTAACCGAATCAATATCTGGTATATAAAGCCTTATACGACATACCTTATCCATATTTATGCCTAAATCATGTAGTCTTTTTTGGGCCTTTTCCCTGTCATATTGACTTGCTTTTACCCCATTGCAGCTTGAGCAATTATCTATACTGGGAGAATAAACCTTTCCGCATTTAGGGCAAATCCATCCTTCTTGTCTAGCCATTTGAACAGCTTTTAAAGCTATATGTTTGTAGACAACTTCATTAACTTCTCTCCCATTCATTGCTATAAGTGTAAAACTATCAAGCAATCTTTCTGGCGTATTCAAACTATCCATTGCAAACATTATTTTTTAAAGACATTTCTTCCATTTTACAGTGCAACATGGAAATTGCATTCCATACAATCTGTGCCGCGTGCAAGCATCCTGTTTCCGGATCAATATCATTACCCTTTTCCAGTTCGGTAAGGTGCCGGAGCATGGCACCTTTATATCTCTGATATCCGTCTGGAAGGTTTTGCCATTTGTTGGGGCCATATTTTTTTGCTCCTGCAGTGTATACTTTCCCGACTTCTTCCAGTTCCGGCCAAGGCAGAAGTTCCATCATAACCTTGTCGTCTTTCCGGTCGTTCTTTATGCTTTCGTTTTCGATATCCTCGCATTTCTCGATTTCATATTCATTGCAATTAACAGTAGAAATATTATTATAATTAGCTGGAATAATTCCAGAAACTTCAAGAACCAAGTCGTTATTACCTTCCTTGCCTGATATTTCGCATCCTTCTACATTATAGGTAAATATTCTCTCTGCAACTTTCATGTCAAGTAATGCGACAATATGATAATGTCTCTCAGAATTTCTATCCCAACAAACAATTCTTGCACTTCGTCCGTCACGTGTAACAATTCTTCCTTCTAACTCACCGTTTGTGATTTTCTTTGCCGTTATAATATTAAATGGGATTCTTAAATATTTTGTTTCCATATTACTTATTTTTCTAATTGATTAATATTCTCGTAAAGCTGATTAATAGCAAAATTAAGTCCTGCAATAACTCCATTAGTGTAGCCGATAGTCATACCATGATCTATAATAACTTTCTCTACTTCTCTTTTCTTTGCTTCAAGCAATTCTATATGCTTTTTAAGCGCATCAATGTATGCTTGATTTAAAGTCTTATCAAGGGGTTGTGGTGTTCCTTGTATGTTTAACATGTCATTGTTCATATCTCTTATCTTTTAGCCGTTTCAAAACATCTTTATTTTCTTTCAAAATTTCATCGAATGAAGGTATTGGCATCCAAGCGATAACTTTAAAGTATTTGCTTAGTATTGAAAATTTTCCTCCATTGTATAATGATAATAGAGGAACTATAAAACCATCTTCTCCTTCAACTAAAATAAATACGTATTCTCCATCTTTTGGTAGTTTTTCTTCTAACCTTATCCACTGATTTTTCAATGCACAATCCCAACCATCTTCAAATGCCACACGAATATCACCATTCTTGTAATACATATCTTTAGTGTCACATATTTGACCATAGTATTCTTCTATTTCTTTGTGTAACCAAGCAGCATATTCTTTTGCTTTTTCTTCTTTCTTGCTCATATCACTTAATCATTAAAAGTTGATTTATCACCTATTTTAGTCCCATGATATAAAATTCTGTTAGAAGCTTCATCTAAAGGTAAAGATTGAAGATATTTCATACATTCTTCCCAGCCATCCAGAAAAGCTTGCTCAACATAATATATATCAAAAGACCGGCCTACTTTATTAAGTCCTTCAGCATACTTTTTTGCTTTATCTTCCTTTGTCTCCATATTATAGAAAATCTTTTTAAATTCAGTCCACGCTTCATCCTGTTTTCTCTTACAGATCAATTCAGCTTCTTCATCTTTATTCTTTTTTAATTGATCAAGTAGATTTTCCGTTCTTCCTTCAGAATATCCCTCATCATATCCGGATTCATACGCTTTTCTCAGATCATCCCTTGTAAAACATGGATCAGTTATTCGTGAAGCATTAATAATGTGCGGGAACATCTTATCCTGCACGTATCTCATTGCTTTTTCTTCCTTTCCCATATTACTTAATATTTAATTCATTTTTCCATTTGTTATACTTTTCAATCCAAGTATCATAAGATTCAAGCATTATTCTATTAGGGACATCATCATGTTTTAGACATTCTCCGCATACTAAATTTCTATTCAAATTTTCAAGTTCATACCATCCATTATGTTTAGCATATTGTTTAACAAAAGCTGTCCATGCCATAATACCCCATTTTTCATAAATATGTTTTTGAGGTCTAGGTATATATAATTCTTTACCACATCTTTTGCATTTAGGGTGCTCAATATCGTATTTAATATCTTTCATTAATGTATTAAAATCCATATTACTTCCATTTTTTAAGTTCTTCAATCAGTGCATCAGCCGCCTTAACCGATACCTTTGAGAGTGCATCGAAGGGAAATTCCTCTTTTGTTGTCAAAAACTGCATAATATCAGGATTAGCGAGATTTGCCGCCATTATTTCCCTAGCTATTTCGTACCTTCTCTGCTCACAATTAATGTATGGGGAATAGTCTATTATTTCTAATATATTATTGTTAATTACATGCTGTGTACCTGCGTAATCATTTCCACCAGTGTACATTTTTTCATTATCTGGCATTATGCATTTATAACAGAAGCCATCGCAACCACACCAACCATCAGTTATCTCTACTACTGCTCCTGCTGTTAAAGTGTGAGTTTCATCAATATTATAATTATCTTTAAGTCTTGCTTTCATATTTATTCAAACTTTAAATTTTCTAACTTCTTGATTTGCTTTTTAAGGCTATCAATCTTCTTTGTACGTCTTTTCTCTGCATTTTTTAATGCTTCTTCTTTTTCAAAAAACGCTTCCGAACCGATACCGTAAGAAGAATAATCTCCGTTTACGAAAGCCCTTAAACGCCCATTTCCAAAGTCGTATACCCTTGCTTCCTTTTCCAAAATTCCTCCTGTCAAGGCATACTTCGTGATATAAACTTTCTTTTCCATCATATATCAGTCCTCCAAAAGTTCTTTATTATCGTATATGTTGCCTATAATCTCCCCGTATTTGATTGCATTTTCAATATGTATCTCTAATCCGTCAGAGAGTATCGTCCACTGATTATATTTATTTGTTGTTATTTCCCCAAAAAACTTTTTTGTCGGAAATAATTCAGAAGTGGATGGGCTTGAGGTCATAAAATGGAATTTAATTACGTCACCTTCAAAAATCTCTCTTCCGTTCTTGTCAGTTAAGCCTGTAAACTGACCGATAGTGTCCTCATATACTTCGTATTCTTCGTGAGATATACCATTGTAAGTATATCTATTCTCCCTAATCGAAATAAATCTGTTAGCAGGTGTACACAAGTCACCATACACCCAACTTCCGTTGTGTTTTTTTCCTCTAAACTTTATTTCTCTTTTCATAATTCATTTTGTTTTTAGAAGTTCCGGGTTATCATAAATGTTTCCAACCACTAATAGCGAATCAAGGCAGAATAAGTAAACACAGCCACAAGATTTCCCTAAATCTAAAACGAAAGCTCCATTCTTATAAACCACAATACCTTTGCAGATTTCGTTTCTTATTATATCCCCTTCATATATATCATTTCCGTTCTTGTCATGCAATCCGGTAAACTGACCGATGGTTTCTTGCTTTGTAAAAACAGGTCTATCGCTATAAAAGACTATATGATGACCATCTAAATCTACTTCATCAAATCCGATTATATGGCTTTCGTTACAGACCTTTACAGGTGATCCATAAACCCACTCATTTGTTACAGAGGATTTACCTCTGAATTTTATTTCTCTGTTCATAATCATTCCTCCACTTTTACGAAAATAACATCTACTTTTTATTCAATTCCTTTTCTATCTTTATGGCACTACTTTTTGATACTTTTACATAATACCCAGTATTAGTTTTTGGTAGTATTTCACGTTTTGACTTATTGCTCAAAAATGACAATGCTTTATCTAAATCTTCTTTTGTATGAAACCTTAATACTACTAATTCATCTTTCCTCATATATCATTCTTCCTTTCCGCTTATATACTCTGCAAATATCGGACATTGAACGCAATCCCCATCGCATTGTGTCTGTTCGCATATATTGTCTAATTCTTGCTCTGTCATAATTAGTCCTCCTTATCTGTGTAAAACGAAATACAGAAACGTACTTCATATCCTCCAATATATTCTTCATAATGCAATCGGCTATACTTTCGTCTTAAATACCTCTTGAGCACTTCAAATGCTTGTTTAGTCTCAACCATTCTAAGGTTATCACTAAATGGTACAGCCTTATTTATTGCCACCCTTTTACCTTTTGGGAACTCTCCACCAAGTTGATATTTAGCTTCTGAAATTATGTCTCTTGCATAAGATCTTAATGATGTGACTTTCCGTAAAACATCGGGGTGTATATTATTAGGTAATTCATCTATCATTGTTCTCCCTCCTTATTTGGTATTAAATCCTTAATGTATGCCCATTTAACAAATATTTTATCCTTTATCATAATAGCCCAGTCTCTTTCGCAACCTATCCGTAAAACTAATGCCCACTTATGATCTATTAGTAAAAATGGCTCATTTATATTAGGCATTGATTTATCGTAATGCCAAACTGAATTTATTCGCCATTTTACACCTTCTATGAAATCGGTCATACAGACCTGTTCGTTACCTGTTCTCCATAGTGGACGGCAAGCTTCATTTGCATATTCGGCTGCTGCTTTTTCGATATCTTCTTTATCCATAGTCATTCAACTTTACTTTTTTTGAAAATATCTTTTATCTGGTCGGCTACCTTTTGGGCGGCTTCGGGTGTGCGGAAGTAATTACCATTTGTATATCTCTTAAAATCTTCAATAGAAAAAGATTCAACATATCTTTTTATTGTATAATTGGAATCTATTGAATAATATTCACAAAGTTGACCTGCTCTCCATCTTATATTTTCAAAACTCTTAGTTTCAGAATTCCATCTAAGGCCTACATCTTCTAGTTTGCTAAACAGTTCTTGTTTCTCTGATTCTGATGCAGGAGATACATATCCGTAATTATAGTAAGCTTTACCCTCAAAAAACAGATTTCCATCCATATCTATTCCGCATATATCAAAGAAACCACTAACACTTGTATTAGGAACTTCCTTATCTGGGAATATGCTTATTACATATTGTCTTTTGTATTCATTAATGTCTGGATGATCAATTCTTACAATATCTCCAAATTTAGGTATATAGATATCTTCCAAGCATTTCTTTTCCGAATTCCATTTCTTGTGACATTTCTTTTCAAGCCTTTCAAGGAAGGCGGCTTTTTCTTCGGGTGTGGCATACCTACAATCTCCCATCCAGCACCAATATGTTGTATTAAGAAACAATTCTGGTTGTTCTACTAATTCCCCACCTCTATTAATACCAATATATGCTCTCAATGTTCCTTCATAAGGTGAATTACCTCTGCAAATGAAAACTCCACAGTCTTTACAATACAGAAAATCCCCATCTTTCGGATCAAACTTCTCTTGAAACTCAACATCAACAAAAAGTTTCCCATCTTCTACACGTGTATTTGCGCTTTTTAATTCCTTGTTTTGTGGAAGTTCAAATTTATAAGTCTTTTTCATAATGTATTATTTTAAAAATTAATATCTAGTTCTTTCCAGATATGCAGCAATTCTCTTTTCTGGATCATCACCATTACGGACGAAAATCATTGTGTGATTTTTATCTCCCGGAACTGGAACATATCTTCCGTTTTCTTCCAGATCTCTTTGCTGAGATACTTTGAGCATGGTTCCTTTAGGGTTTTCTTCCAGATCTACTTTACGCTGGACTATCGGATCTTGTGATTTCTTCATAACTTATGCGGATATAGCTTTTGCGATTGTATTCGCATCAGCAAGTTTAACAGATAATATATTAATTGCTTTTGTACATTCTTCAGTATTAAGATTTACCGTACAGGGTACATTTAAGGTTTTCATTGTTTCGGATAACGACCGTAAAAGATTCGTCAAACGTAAATAGTCTATGCCGAATTTCTTGAAACGCTTGTCCTTCTCTTGAAGTTCCTCTTCTCTTTTATCCAGTTGAAGGCATGAGAATTCACACAATGTTCTGGCAAGTTCCATGCGTGCTATTATGTCGGAAAAAGATAAATTCACTTTATCAAATTCTCTTTTAATCGAGTAGTACAGTATATCTACATGCTTCTGAATATCCTCAAGAAAAATGTCGTTAGCGTCAGCAAAGAAAGAACTTGTGTTACCAATTACTTCATTTATCAACCTTTCATATTTCAAGCGATCTTTCTCTACTATATTTACTTTTCTTTTGGTATCAAACCGGTATAATGGAGATTTCCTGATAGATTCAACAGCTTCTATCGTAAGACCTATCACTATATCATTTGTAAATAGCACGTTGTAAGTGCATCCGATCACCATAGCTTCATTTTCTGCTATGATATTGTTTGCTTCTTCCTTTGTCATAATTCCAGTTTTTTATGATTAAAGATACGTTTCCACCATTTCTTGCTTAACTCCATTTTAAGCTGAGTAATTACTCGTTCCATTTCTTTGATTTCTTCTTTTTGCTTTGTATACAGTTCAAAATAATTTTTGTATAAATTGTTGCTTTTCTCAAGGAGTGATTCGTATTCCTTCCTGATGTTCTCCGATTCTTTAATCAACTGGTAATTGGTGGCATTTGCCTTTTGAAGTAATTCCTGATATTCAGAATAAGGAAGTGTTATTAACTTTGTTCCCATATATATACTTTTGTTATATGTTTTGGCTAGAATACTTTCTAAGCCTTGTAAGGCTGTAATAAATCCCAGAGGTATCATTTTACTATGTTTTGTGTTCCTACTTTAAATTGGTTCCCGTCATATTTCATGTACGGATCAAAAGGTAAATCGAAAACCGAGACGGCCAGACCTTCATTGACAAATCCAAGCTGGTCGGTAAAATATGGGAAAATACCATTTATAACATATTTCACAGTGCTTTGACTGACGCATACAACAACATCATTCAAAAACATTTCAGCAGGATATAATATTGGTTTTACGTTAAAGAATTGGGTATAAACAGAAGATTCATTATTCCCTCTAAGTTCAACCATTCCATCACGGCTTACACTTTCCAATTCCAGAATTCCATATTCCGAAGAAAACACCTTCAACCCGAAAGGAATTCTTGAGCACATAAATGACATTAGTTTATCGTTTATCATATTTTCCCAAATTGTTTTTTAATTTCAAAATCAAAAAAATCCATCAGATCTTTGCGATCTTTCGATAATGATAAAGCGGTAGCCATAGCTTGTTTTGCCGCACGCATAGCTTTATCCTTAATCGTATCAAGCTGCTGCTGCATCATTTGAAGGCGTAAATCTGTTCTTCCTTCGATCAAGAAATCTATTTGTTGCTCGGCTTGCTTAAAATAGTCACTGACTTTTATAAACTTCCGGTGATCTTTCCAGAAAACCTTATTGTCCTTCATAACAATGCAGTCTATCCCGCGTCCTGCTGATATCACTATTACGATATCTGTTCCCCTGTATTCCTTCTGGAATGATTTTCCGGGATATGATGTAAGGGGAAACTGGTCTTGTCTGATCATATTCTTCTACTATCTCCTAATAAAGGTATTACGTTAAAACTCTTGAACCGGTCTACCAGCCGATATCCAAACCTTTCTTTGAATTCATCAGGTGAAAGATTGCTGGTTATATGGCATTTCTTAAACTGGTTCTGAAATATCTCATATCTGGCATACAGGAATTCATCTATTACTAGATCAAGTGAAGTACCATAGCTTTTCTGATTCTCTGTTTCCAGACCGATGTCATTAATACAGATGTTGAATGGATCACCTTCTATACTTCCTTTGCCGGAATTCTCGTTGTATGTATACCTGTCTATATGCCCGTTCATCTTGTAGTAATTCATCATTTGGGTTACAGACACGTTATAGAACCGGTTGGGGTTTCCTGTCAGCATAAGATAGTCTGAAAATATCTGCATAAGCAATGTCTTTCCTGTTCCCGGAGATCCCAGGATCATAAGGTTCTTGTAAACTTTAAATTCTTTGTCGGGAAAGATACTCTCAGCCAGCTTGCAGTTATTGAAGTAGTAAACAAGAAATCTTATAACATCTTTATTGTAACTGTCAATAACAAACTCCCTGAATTCTCGCCCCATATATGCAGCACCTATCTGTTCAATCATAAGGCAATGCCGGTCAAATTCATCAAAGTCGGTCAAGTCATACTCAGAATGAACCTGAATAGTCTTTTTCAGCCGGTTTACCAGGTTGAATATCTGGTTTTGTGCTAATGTTTGTTTTTCTTCCATTATTGGTTGGTTTAATAGATTCTATACCCTGATTTTTCCACCACCAGAAAAACCGTTTCTTTGCATCAGATGTGGTTAGCACGGTATCTTCCTGTCCGGTTGCAGAGATATAGTCAAAGAACTTATTAATTTGTTCCGGTAAAATTCCCAGAAATGTCTTTGCGCCTATTCCGGACTGACGGCACATTTGTTCGATCCATAACTGATCGGAATTAAGTTCTTGGATAATGTCTCCAAAAGCTTTAACAGGCCTTGCAGGAACCGGATTTACCGGTCCTGCAGATGCCTTACTTGCCTTTGCTATTCCCCCTTTCCTTCCGGCATTTGCTCTTTTCTCGCATACTTCTTTGTATTTAAGAAAATCTCTGTCAAACTGGGATTTGAAAGGAGTAAACGCAATCTTTAACAGGGAATCTCCGGACAGCAATTCTTCATATTCTCTGTTATCTGGATCATCAAGTCCGTGCTGATAAGATACGATGGCCCGGAATAGTTTACCGATCTGTACATCGGTAAGTTCCTGAATAACGTCCAGCGTATCGAGATACAGCAAGAATGATTTTCGGTTCATTACATATCATTGATATAATCTGTTACTACTTTTCTGAATTCGTCAAACGACCGGCATACGATATAATGACTTCCATTTTCCTTTGCAGCTTTTTCCCATTTCTTCTGTGATTCGCTTTGCCTTCCGTCTTTAGTTTTCATCTCAATACATAGCGCACTGTAATTTCGGTTACTTTTCAGAAATATGAGATCAGCTACACCGGGAAGCATACCTTCATCCTTCATGTAAGCCCCAATTCGGGGAGTTCTTCTTGCAGCATTAGGAATAGCAAACAGGATATTCTGGTATTGGGGATATTGCATTCTGAACCATTTTACACAAGAACATTGTATGCGGTGTTCTTCATCATCATGCTTACCAGATGATTTTTTCTGTTGTTTTAGAAAATCGGTAAGGCTAATTCTATTTTTCTGCATAGGCTATACTGAATTCTTCTGGAATATATGAGTTCACAGGAATGATGGAAGATTGTTCTATACTTGCGTGAATGATCTTTCTATCGAATTCCCGTCCTTTTTCTTTTGCGGCTTTTTCAAGTTCATCCTGCTTATCATTGAGATACTTATTAATGATTAGCATTGCACGTTCCGCATTATAGGTTTCCACGACAAATGTCTGGTTTGTTTCCTCTTTATCTTCTTCTTTAGGTCCGGTGAGTATTATTCTTGCTTCGATGTTGTAGAATTTAGGTTCCGGAATATCTTCTTCACCTTCTCCCATAAGGGCTTTGATCTGTTCTTCCGAGTAAAGATCAGAAAATTCAATAGCAAGTTTGCCTATTTCGTTGATTGGGGTAACAGAAAGCTTGTCTACCAGAATTGTGCAATAGTCAAATTCTTTAAGAAGAGTTATACGATAGGGGCCTTTAAAGTTCAGTTCTGTATAGTCTTTTACTATTTCTCTTGCCTGATCAATATTTTGAGCCTTCAACAGAAATTTTTTCTTCTTGTCCAGCATAACCTGTGAGATGTAAGGAACTAGCGCGTCTCGGTCGTTCTCGAATGCCATTCTTTTCTGGTTAGATACTTCCACTTCCGTTATTGATCCTTCCTGCATGTAGAAGTTGATAGTAGAGCATTCTTCCTTACCCAGATATGTTCCGGCTTCAAGAATAAGTTCGTTTCTGTCAAGACTTACAACTTCCCCGGTATCTTGATCCATGAAATTTTCCGTCCATTTCCTGAACAGATTATGAACAAGGTACTTGTTGAGCATTTGTTTGAGATCTCTTGTGGTAACCCTAATTTCATCCTTTCTAGTCTCTACTCTGGTTTGATTCTTTTTCTTTGCCATAACTTAATTTTTATTATTATCTTCTACTAATTCACCATTTTGCAACATGTACCATGTATCAGGCTTTACATTAACACCATCAACTACAACTGCCTTCCATGATGCAATGTTATAATTATCTTCGTTTTCTTCCGCAATTACCAATATTGCTCCCATTCCCCCTCGTACTCTTACATTGTTTCCACGGGCTACTGACAACCCATTTTCCCCGGTACATGATTTGCCTCGTGAAGTCGCTGCACCATAAGATCCGGCGGTCGCTGCACCACGATCTCCGGCGGTCGCTGCACCACTATTTCCGGCGGTCGCTGCACCACGATATCCGGCGGTCGCTGCACCATAAGATCCGGCGGTCGCTGCACCACGATATCCGGCGGTCGCTGCACCATAAGATCCGGCGGTCGCTGCACCACTATATCCGGCGGTCGCTGGTTCTCCTTCTTTTGCATTACATTTGTTCGTACATCTCTTTCTTGTGTACTCAATAGCGGCCTTTACAAGGCCTGATATACCAATTTCTGCCTTTACTTTTAAGTCGGAAACAGCCACTTTTGTATCACTCGTGTCATTAGATACTTTCCCAAATCCTTCTACGTTGCAAAAATTATTCTTAGCAGGAGAATAGTAATTAAAAACATCAAGAGGATATTTGCAAAAATGAAATCCACTCTGACACGCTTCTATATTACCATCTTCATGGTATGTATTACCTTCTTGATACTGAAATCCACGGCATTGCATATTTTCATCAAATCCCTTATACCCCGGGATATGTGTAAATTCTTCTGGTATAATTACATTGTCCGGAATATTACGACAATTAACCACTGTGGCAATATCTGACAATTCATATCCGGCAATGCCGCAACCTATTTTTGTCATGTAGAATACCTTACCCGGATTTTCCTCGGCATATTGGTAAAATCTGCATATTGATTGTTCTAAGTCAGTAAGATTAATACGATCCATATTTTTATCCAATGTAGGAATAGCATAAGACTGGCCTTGTATTCCTTCAGGATTTCCCATTTGAGCGCCAAATTTTTCTACTGCTAAATAGGCAGCACCGCCAGCATGATTTCCATTGAGATTTGATCCAAATACAAAAATTTCATTCTCTTTAAGGCTTGTAATTTTTTCAGGTGTGTAATTTTTCATAACTTGATAATTTTTATTTTTATATTTATTCATATTCTAAAATATCTGTGTGCTGCACATTCATCATGTTCCAGCACGATGTTAAACAATTGGATCTGTTGTTGACGGAATTCAAGATTATTGTCATATAGTCTGTGATGTTCTCTACACATTGGAACTATATTCCATTTCTCTGCATAATATTCCGGATAAGTTGAACGCGGAAGAAGGTGAGCGGGATCCACCGCTTCACGTCCACATATACAGCACCTTTGAGAAAGATCTCTCTTAATGGCCGATATCTTTCTGTTCAGTGCTTCCTGCCTTTTGCTTGTTCTCCTTAGTCTTACCTTCCGAAGCGGAGATTTTCTCCGGAATGGTATTTTCTTTTCTTTCATGGTCTAAATTATTATCACGGATAAATTCTTTCAGTGCTTTACGATATGGCCTTGATGCATTGTAACCTCTGTTCGTTTCCGGGAAAAGAGATATTACATACTCAAGGCATTCAAGTATTGCTATTTTGCTTTTTTGTGTCATTCAATACGAGATTTACAAGTTCGTCAAAATAACATTCATCCTTTGGTATGTCATCAGAAGAAGCCATGATCTGATTGGATATGCTTCTCTTGTTCTGTATTAGATTGTATATCCTGTGATCAATGCTGTTATTTCCCAGAGCATTGTATACGGTTACGTTATCCTTCTGCCCTATACGATGGCAACGGTCCTCGCATTGAACAAGATCAGCATAGGTCCACGGCTGTTCGATAAACAAAACAGTAGAAGAAGCTGTCAGGGTAATTCCAACACCGGCAGCCTTTATAGAACAGATAATCACTTGGATTTCCGGTCGGTTTTGAAACACATCTACCGCTGCTTGCTTCTGTACATAGTTTTCGCGACCGGTAACCATTACCGCTTTCGGAAAAGCCTTTTTTATTGAATCAACAATCGAATGAGATGAACAGAAAACAACGATCTTTTTCCCTGTTGCGACAAAATCTTTGATAAAATCTATCACAGGTTTGACCTTGCATATTCCAACAAGAGATCTTAACTCCATGAACTGAACTAGGGCTTTGTTACGCATCTTTGCCCGCGCTTGCCATTCAGTACATGACTTGTATGTTAATAGATACTCTTTCAGGTTTTCTTCCGCCATCTTGTAAGCTTCATAATACTCTTGTGGTGCTTCCTTCTCTATGTCGATATAGATATCCATTCTTGTTTTATCCGGAAGCTGGGTAAGAACATCTTTCTTTTCCCTTCGGACAAGACATGTTTCGTATAGCTTTTCTGACAATTCTGTCAGATTTTCGCCATCCCCATACCGGGCCGTGAAATAACTTGTCCCTCCAAACTCTTTTAACCGGTCCATAATAGCAAGCTGGGCTATCAGATCTCTTGGCCGGTTTACTACCGGTGTACCGGTTAGCAGCATAACATATTCTTTCCCGGCAGCAAGACCGGCTACAAACTTAGACTGTTGCGCTCCCGGATCTTTGCAGCGGTGGCTTTCGTCGATAATTACAGACTTGAACAGGCTGATAAATGGGCTGAATACTATATCCTTCAGACGGTAGCCTTTTTTATACTCCCAAACAAAATACTTTCGAAGGCTTTCGTAATTGCAGATGCAAACGTCCATGTTGTGCATTTGCAGCATGTACCCCCATGTAGCTTTTATATTGTCATTAAGAACAATAGCTTCGGCCCCGGCGAATTTCTCAAATTCTCTTTTCCAGTTTATCTTAAGGGAAGATGGACAGATAACCAGAGCAGGGTATGCCTTTGCGGTATTAACAATACCGATAGACTGGCATGTCTTCCCCAGGCCCGGTTCATCGCCTAAAAAAAGCCTTTTCCACTCCAGCCCTTTTTCAATTCCTTCCTTTTGATAATCATAGGGGGTAATATTAAGTTTTATAGGAACTTCCATATTTCTTCCTCAATTTGCTCGTTAGTTACTCCTTTGAGATAGTTTTTCAAAATGTGATTTACTGACATTTTGTAGAACTTCTCAAATTCAGTTTCATCCATCTTGTCAAATGCAATAGATTTCGGTATAATTACAGACTGGTTCCCGTAATGCGAAACTTCGTACAGGCCCAGATCAATCTTAAGACGCGTTCTGAGATCCTCAACGGAATGTACATTCAGATTATCTTCCATCCATTCCGGGAAGTTATCGTATGTCAACTTAAGAAGGGCAAAGAATTTTTTGTGAAACTCATAATTTCTCTTTTGCCCCACCTCTACCAAAACATCAGTGTTTCTTTTAAGCCGGGAAAACTCTTCCCGGTCACTGTCATACTTTGGGGCTAGACCATTTTCAGTAACAACACACAATATCTTCATAAGACAAACAGATAATATTTGAACGCCAATTCGTTATACTTGTCAAAGCCACGTCTATACACTTGATCACCTCTCTCAATGAATTTTTTGAAGATCTTGCAGTTTTTCTTACTTATCGCATAGATGAAGTCTTTATCTGATCCGGCAATATCCATATACCATGCGCGACTTCTGTCCCAGTCGAAGAAATCTACTGCTTCGTCAAACTCCTGTTGCGATCTGGCGAACGTGGTTTTCAGGTCACCGCCAAAACCGGCAGCCGACAGGAACCAGTCCCATTTACATCGCGTAGGTAAAGTGAACTTAAAGTCGCAATAGTCAAATTCCCGTTCCTTTACCATGAACTTCTGAGTATCGGAATTTTCAAGCACGTAAGCCAGGAACTGATCTCTTCTGGCTTCCATCAGAAGTGACTTGTGCATTTCGCGTGCAAGTGCAAAATCATCTTCCGTATATTGAACATCATCAACCTTTAGCTGAAAGTAGTTTACCCTTGCAGGTTCCGTGATTATTGCATCCACAAGAGATCCGAAGGCAAAGATCTTTTCTTTATCCCCGAACTGAAGCCGGGGATAAAGAAGATTCTTTAACTCTGTAAGATCCGAATTGCTGATTTCGTTTCTGTTGTAGTAATTATCCGGATTCATTTCGCTTTCACATCATCAATGTATTGTATATTGTCTGACTTGATGAAGTCTGGCCTTGTCTGGTTTGCAGCCTTCTCTGCATAAGTGATCTGCTTCTTGAATATTTTCTTCATTTCTTCTTCATTCAAGTGCTGGCCTTCGTTTATCCACCAGTAGTTGAATATCTCTGCATATCCTATCGGATTAAGAACATTAACACTTTTCTTGACTTTAATCTTCTTTTCCGGAGAACTGACAAAAGTTGTAGAAGAAGCCTGAAACAAGTTGGCCGCGGCAGACTGTTGCTTAAGAAGTTCTTCTGCCTGTTTCTTCTTTTCTTCTTCCTGTTTCCTCTGGAGATCCTGACGGGCCTGTTCTTCAGCTTCCTTGCGCTTCATTTCTTCTTCTCTCAACAAGGCAGCCTGTTCGTCTGTTTTTCTTTGTTCTTCGATAGCAAGAAGTTCGTTGTACTTGGAAGGAAGTACCTGCATTATGCTGTCCTTCTGATCCTGCACGTCAAACTTGTATTGTTCCATCATTGCCTGACCTTTCTGGAGAACTTCTTTCTGGATAGTCTGTATCTCTGTCATATCAAGAGAAGAAGGAAGCATTACTCCGAATGTGTATCTGGAAAGTTCGGAAACGGGGAAAGTACAGTCGAAAGATTGTATATCAGCTGAAACCGCGTCAAAGGTTTGCAATGTGATTGACTTATTAAGAGTTATCAGCTTGTTGATAGACTGAGTTGTTTTCTGGTTGAAGAACCCGAACAATTCCTGTTCCAGATCTTCACGGTACTTGGCCCTTTCCTGTTGCTTCCGTGCAAGAAGTTCTGCTTCCTTCCTTCTTTTCTGTTCTTCTTCATGTTTCTTTCTCGCATAATCATCGCGAAGCTTCTGGGCTTTGTTTGCCGGGGATCCGGCTACCTTTGGATCTATGCTTGATTCAAGTTGAGTAAATCCTGAACGGATATTGTCAAACAACTGAGTAACCGGCTTTCTCCGGTCCGTCATAGCCTGAATGGTAGATCTGGACCTTTTGATGTAGTTGGCCAGCTTTTCATCCATTTCATCATTCATTCCTTCTTCTTCGACAATACGGAGAAGATTTTCCCCGTATTGTAAACATGCCGCTGCCGAAGTCTGGTTGTTGGTTACCGCATCAGGTGCAATCTGCGCAATGCTAGTAATGTCATTGTAGTTAATTAGCTGTTTTTCCATAATGATTTTTGTTAAAATGGTGTATCATCACTTTTCTGGTCTGTATCTTTAGGTTCTATTCTGACACCCTGAGCAATGTTGTTCACATCAGGACCGAATGGTCTGTCCTGTTCTGGCTGTTGGACCTGATAGATATCCATTGCCGGATCCTGTGTATTATCGTCAGACTGGAGACTGGTGTATTTACCGATCCTCAATTTGGGATAAGTCTTAAAGGCGTGTTTGATAGTCTTGGCAATAAGAAAACCGGAATCTATCTGGCCATCATTAGATGAATAGAGATCATTAGCCTTTAATTCCCATTTTCTGTCCCTCTCATTCCATTTTCTGTTTGCTTTTGAGGAGTAACCTTTCAGGCGTTCAATCTCTTCTTCAAGGAGCCAGGAATAATCGACAGAGTGATCCGGCCTTACTATGCGGACAAAGCAACCGATTATCTGATGTCCTTTGTGCGGAAGGTTGCACTTATATTCCACATTCTTGACATCTCCGGAAACTGAGCAGGAAAAATCATCATTGTCGTATACTATGATAGGATTGTCAGCATAAAGGATCTGGCCGGAAGCTGTACGCATGGATAATTCGCCATATCCGGAGATTTTCAACTGACAGCGCGCTTCGTAGATATCCTGTCCGTTGTTTGGGCTTTTCCCGATACATACATTGCGTGGGATCAGATAAGCCATTGCCTGTGCGCCCGGTTCAACTGTCAGGCCGGTAACTGCAAGATCAATCATGCAAGTATATACCGAGAAAGACGTACATGCTTTTAAGGCTTTGCTTTCCCGGATAATCTTCAGGAAGTTCTGTGTCTCACGTTCGATGAAGGATTCACCGCCTTGCCCCCAGATCATGTTGTATAATTCAACAACCTTTTCCCGGACTACATCATACTCCAGAATGTTTTCAGAATTGAACTTCTGGAATTCGCTTAATTTCATTGATACGTTACTCATTTGATTTTGTTTTAATGGTTGACAAATAGTTTTTCAGAAGAACCTGATCTTCTTCATTTAATTTCAGCGTCTGTTCAGAAAATGAAGTTCCATCTTCAGGACGTTTAACCAGAACCAGATTACCTTGAGAATCCTGTCCGATCAGCAGAATGTTTTTTTCTTCCATTGTGATTAAGTTTCAGGTTATAAAAAAGCCTGTCCGGATATGACCGGACAAGCTGAAAGTTCTAAGGGGAAATATAAAGGGGTTAATAATATATATTATCTTATTATATATATCATATATCATGTAGCATTTGCTAGCATTTGCTAGCATTTGCTAGACTTCAACCTCTTTGATGATATTTTACTCGCTGAAATACAATTAATTAACCATGTAAAAATATTTCATCGAAAATTGATTTATTCTTCCAAAAATAGAAGAATTTAGTGTATTTTTTTGGCGAGTGAAAGCAATTGCTAGCAAACCTAGCAAATGCTACCAAATGCTAGCAAATGCTAGCAAATGCTAGGTTTTTTTAGGAATAGGGTGTAGCTTTCCCATTTAGCGGACGACTTTTTTTAAAAAAAAGAGATACGCTATTGAATTTAACCGGCAACTCTTCCCATTAATGATGCTTACTGGCTCGCGTACTTGGTCTCTCAAGGACATCTTGCGGGACGTCTTGCGGGACGTCTTGCTCTGTTTATCTATCACGCTTTTCCACGGTGCCCACGGTTCATCACCGCCGCCGCCTGACATACTAGGCCCCATATCACCAGACACGCATTCCCAACGCATTCCCAACGCATTCCTTGATCACAAGCCCTGGCGCATTCACACCACCTTTGCTGTTAGTTACAAGTATTGTGGAGCTGGCGGGTTGCGAATCCGCATCTTCACCGAAGTGATGATCTACATTGATCTACAGCCCCTGTCCAGTGGTTAAGATTAAGAAATAGAATTGCTTTTCTACAAGCGTGGATCAGCACGGGCTTGAACCGTGGATCTTCGGCTTATATAAGCCGCCGCTTTTACCAACTAAGCTACTGATCCGTGTTTTTTAAAGAAACCTGCCGATCTTCACAGACCAGCAGGAAAGATAAAAAACCATTTAAACAAAATAAATTAACCCAAAAGACAATCCTAGCTTAGAAAAAAACCTTATTCCTCAGGTTTAGGCCCTATGCTATCACAACAACAACCAATGCCATTATCTGGCAATTCGTCGTAAATTCTTTCTGATAATATGTTGACAAAATCTCTCATGATTTTTTCCTGAATATAAAGTTTCTTCTTTTTGTATTCAGGAAGCTTGTTAAACAACTCAGATCTGGTAAAAGCTATTAATTTATTAAGTTTTTCAGCCTCTGTGTTGTATTCAATTTGAAGGCGGTCAATGTATGTTTCTGTACAATGATATGCCTTTTCAAATACTTCCATTGGCGACCAGCTTTCGTACCCATCTTCATATTTTACCAGATAACCCATATAGAAATTTCCCGGATCTTCTGAATTGGAATAAGGATCTCTTCCTGAATAAGTTCGGAATTCACCTAAAGTCATAGGCATTGCAGAAACTTGTTTTGTACCAGTGTACTTTTTCAATTCCTTTTTAAATTCTTGAGTATTTGCTTCCATAATTTATTGATTAAAAAAACTTGTACCCCTCGAAGGCTTCAACCTGTCACAGAATAATCTGGTGGAATCTTACCACAGGGGTGGCCGCAAGCGTTATCTTGTCATTAAGGGACATACCCAGCCGTTTAATCAGCAATTGTTTTGGACTTGATAATGTACTGACAAGCCCAGACACCATAACCGCGTTTCCGCTAGATGTCATTCTTAAAGTCAGCACATGTTTGTATGTTAAGCATGTCAAAGATCTATTTTATTGTGTCACTTTGCCGGGGATCGAACCCGGATTTGAAGTTTAGGAAACTTCCGTTCTGTCCGTTGAACTACAAAGCGTATCTTACTTTCTTGGACGGCCTACTATGGCACGTTCAATCGAAGCATTTTTCAGAACGTCCCACGCATTGCAGAACGTCTTGGCATTTTGTTTGTCACTCTTCTTGTGGAACCTTATAGATCCGTTGTCAAGAAGCTTTTGCAAACGTGACATTCCACCGACAATAGACGCTGATTCACGAAGGCCAAACGTCTTATTGTTCATCGTGATCATTATTGCCGTTTCATTGAGCATCGTAGAAGTCTTTATTGGTTAGGTATTCGCGCGCGATCTCGGTATCTGTTGCATCCGGCCCCAGCTTGTACATGATGGAAGCCTTTGCATTCTCATTGATCTGGCTGATAACATCTGAAGAATAGTCTTTCCGGTTATTGACTAGAAAACCGATTAAGATAATTGCCGTAATAGCGGCTAAAGCTGTTTTAGAAATTCTGTTCATCATAATTGTTTGGGTTTAACTGGTATTGCTGTAATGGTTATCTTTGATTCTTTGGTGTTGATACTTACCTTGTATCTCTCTATGCGAGGATCCTTCTTCTTGAAGGCATATTCGTATGCCATTGCTTTTGCTGACAAGCATTTATCAGGAGGAAGTGTCCACGTCATTGAGGTACCCGGCTCAATCCTCTGAATGTCTGTTACTGTTATTTTATCCGACATATTTTCCTGTGTTTATGCGGCAAGAACAAAAGAATTTCCTATCTTTGTATTTATAGAATGTGTGTGTAGTGCCTACTCCGGTAGTCGCTCTTTTTTTCTTGCTTTGCGTTTACTTACTTACTTTGTTTTGTGCAAAGATAGAAGAAAATATTCTTCTTAAAAAGAAAACCGAAGCAAAAATTCTTCTTATTAATATATTTTAAACTTTGATATATGAATATAAGAGAGAGATTAATTCAGTACCTTGATTATAAAGGTATTAGTTTGACAAAAGCAGAGGTTATGTTACAATGGGCAAAAGGTACTTTGACCAAAGTTAAAGGTATTTCTTCGGATAAGATTGGGGAATTTCTTCTTCTTTTTTCTGATCTTTCCTCTGACTGGCTGATGACTGGATCAGGTGAAATGCTTCGTAAGGAAATTCATGTTTATCCTTTAAAAGGAACAGAAAAAATGGTAGATAATCCAATAAAGTTATATGATTTAGAAGCGTCTGCAAATCTTCATTCTTTATTTTGCCAGAAAGATCAGAATATTTTGGGAGAAATATCAATTCCTAATATTCCAGTGTGTGATGGCGCAGTATATGTAAGGGGAGATTCAATGTATCCTTTATTAAAGTCTGGAGATATAATTGCATATAAAATAGTGTCTCCAGATATTCAGCATATCTTTTATGGTGAAATGTATCTTGTTTCTATTGACATGGATGGAGAAGAATATTTAACAGTTAAATACGTTAATCATTCGGAAAGGGGTGATGAATGGATAAAGCTAGTGTCATATAATCAATATTATCAACCTAAAGATTTTCCTCTTTGTTCAATAAGAGCAATGGCGTTAGTTAAAGTTAGTATAAGAATGAACACAATGAAATAATTAGATAGTTATGAAAGTATTAAGTTTTATTGGAGCACTGATTTACAGTTTTTTGATGTATTATTTAATTTGGTTATTTTTTTATTGGATAACTCCTCACTTAATGTTTATTAGTTGGGGATTATTTATTGTTTATTTAATTTTTGCAGGAGGTTTTCTTTCTATGCTTGTTGCAAGTATTTCAGCATTAATATCAACCCCATTAGTGGTTTTGTGTAGAAAAAATGGTTATATAAAATATGCACCTATTATATGGGGAGTTTTGTTTGGGTACTCTTCGTTAAAACTTCCTTGGACTTTTAATATGGATTATAGTGTTTTACAATGGATAATAGCTATATCATTAACAATAATTATACTTATCACTTTTATTTCTTTATTAACTATTCCATTTAAAAAATTTGAAGATTGATTATGAAAGTATTATTGGGCATAATGGCATGTGCTGCATTATTTTCGTGCGGCTTACAAAGTGATAAATCAGATACAGTTTATATCTGTACAGGGCCAAAAGCTAAAGTATATCATAAATACAAAGACTGCAAAGGTCTTAGGAATTGTTCTGGTGATGTTAAAGAAATATCACTGGAGAAAGCAAAGAAATCAAGACGGCCTTGTAAAATATGTTATTAGAAGAGTAACTGAATACCAAAAAAGTACCTTTTAAATTTCAAAAAATCTTTATAACTGATTGAAAACCAACACATTAAAGGGTGGTCGGATATTACATTCGTAATGTGTAAGTCGCGGGTTCGAGTCCCGCTTTCGGCTCAATTCATAACAGGCTGAAAAATAAGGAGTTTACCCTATTGATTT